TTGCCCACTACCTCAACTCCAACACGGCGCTCGAGGTCCCAGCGGTCGGAGCCGTCTTCGTGCAGAACGCTGCGGCCGATGGCTACGCGCGCAAGATCTCGCTGGCCAACTTCCTGCTGCAGCTGGCGGCAGGCTCGGTCGTCTCGAACTCCAACGGAACCGCGCTGATCTTTCCGAACGGGTACATCATCCAGTTCGGCTATGCGCAGCAGGCGGGCGGCACGCCGTCGAACGTGCCGATCACCTTCCCGATCCCGTTCCCGACCGCACCGCCACTCGCGGGCGGCGGCTGGACTTTTCGCTCGTCGTTCTCCTCGGCCGGCACCGGCTTTATGTGCTCGACGCCCGCGCCGAGCAAGACCGGTATGTCCGTCGTGTTCGATGCGGTGGACGGCCACGTCGGCACGCTCGCGGGCGGCTTCTGGATCGCACTAGGACACTAAGCCATGTCAGGACAACCCACTCCCCCGCGCATCGTCGAAGCCTTCGCCAAGAACGCGACGGTGTGCACTCCTGCCGCTCCGGTCCCCGGAGGGAAGACGTCTCCGTTCCCCGCACCGACGCAGACCGGAGTCACGCCCGGCGCGGCTTCGCTGTTCGATGGATTCCCTCCGCTCAACATGACCGACCCGCTATCGGGCGGCGTGCCGCCCTTCGGCGTGGACATGAACGGAATCCTCTACCTGCTCTCGTCGTGGGTCGCATTTCTGGGCGCTGGTCAGCTTCCGCTCTACGACGCGACGTTGCAGACTGCGATGAGCGGCTACGCGCAGGGCGCGGTGCTGCAGCAGGCCGCAGATGCCACCGCGACGTGGACATCATCGACGGCCGCGAACGTCACTGATCCGGACACGGGAGGCGCGGGGTGGATTTCGAGCAAGCCGTTGTTCGCTACCGTCACCCCAACCGCAGGTGCGCACAACAACGTCGTGCTCCCCGGCCCTTCCGACTACGTGCTCGCCGTCGATACCACCGCAGGCGCTTCCGACTGGACCGGTATCGTCGCGCAGAGAGATGGGCAGCGGCTCACCTTCGTGGTGACGGGCGCGAATAACTTCACGCTCGATTCGCTCAACGCCGGAAGCACGACCGCGAATCGAATCCAAGTTCCGACCGATATCTCGCTGGTGACGAACCAGTCGTTCACGATCCAGTATTCGACAGGCCTTACGAAGTGGGTGCAGGCATGAAAAAGATCCTCGCGGCGCTGGCTCTCGCTCTCTGCGCGTCGATCGCGCAGGCGCAGACGTACAGCTTGTTCAAGCCGGCGAACGGAGTCCTGAAGGGCTCGACAGCGACCTACGTGACGACGGCCGCGACGAGCGCGGACATCCTCGCGCTGTGGTCGGGCAGCTGTTCTAGCTCGACGTTCCTGCGAGGCGATGGCGCGTGCGCGAGCGCAGGCGGTGGCGGCGGATCGCCCGGCGGCTCCTCGACCAACGTGCAGTACAACCTCTCCGGCAGCTTCGCCGGAGATGCGAACTTCACGTGGGACCACACCGCGCAGCTGCTAACGCTCACCGGAACTGGCGGCGGATTCAATACCGCCTTCCAAGTGACCGGCCCGGTAAATCCCGCCTTCGAATTGAACGATACGGCCGGCGCGCCGTGGCTGTTCTCCTCGACCAGCGGTGTATTCAAGCTCGGCATCCTCAACGGAGGCGGGAGCTACGGAGGTGTCGGGCTTCTGATCACCGGCAACACCGGATCGCGCAACATCACCGACGCATCGCTTGAGGCGTCCGGTAGCCACGTACTCGGGATCACCTCTAACGGCGAAGTGAACCTGAACGGATCGGTCGGCACCGCGACCAACTGTTTGACCTCGGGCGGAACGGGCTCAGCTGCTACATGGGCATCCTGCGGAGGCGGTGGCGGCTCGCCGGGCGGCTCGAACACGCAGGTGCAGTACAACAACTCGGGCAGCTTCGGCGGCTCGTCGCGGTTCACATGGACCGACAGCACGGCGGCGCTCACGCTGACTCACCCTTCTACGGGACCGTTCGTTCAGTACAACGACCCGACCGGGTTCACTTGGAAAGTCGGCACCGATGGAGCGGCTGGCAATTTCCAGTTCGTGCAGACAGTCGCCGGCACGCACACGCCCCTATCGCTTTTGCCGACCGGCGGAATCAACGTCGTCGGCGCTGTGCAGATGAACGCGAATGCGGGCAACTCCGGTCAGGCTCTCACCTCGGCGGGCAGCAGTTCGCAGGCCGTGTGGGCGGATTCAAAGGCGGTAGCGAAGACGGGAGCGACCGCGACGAATGCGAGCGCTATCGGCGTCGGTGCGCAGTACTGCATTCAGCCCACCTCGACGGTGACGGTGACGAGCTCAACGACCTTCGCGGACGACTCCGACCTCGAACTGGTGAACGTGCCTGCTGGCGCGTATCGAATCGATGCGCACCTTGAGTGGACATTCACGAACGCGACCGGCGGCGTCAAAGCGCAGATCGTGATCGATGGCGGAGTAGCGACCGGGCCGACCTACTCGGGCGTGGCAGCGTGCAACAACGCAGCAGCCGACGTCGCGGTGTCGCTGAATGGCTCCACGCCCTTCAGCTGCACAGGCGCGACGGGCACCGATGCGATGCTCAACGTGTCGGGATTCATCGTCATTACGTCCACCGCGAACCCGGTAGTACAGTGGGCTCAGCAGACCAGCAACGGCACCGGCACCGTGCGCGCGGCGTACGGCCAGTTTTGCCTCACGCGGTTGAATTGAAGGTGGCGGAGACACAGGAGATCGAAGTACCCGGACTGCTTGGCTTCCTCGCTCGGCTCGTTGGGCTACGGCGTAAGGAGATCGTCCGCATCTCGGTATTTTTGGGAGTGCTAGGAATGGCCATTCACATCGCTTGGATATGCGGCTGGCTCGTGGTGTTCGGCGTCGCTTCGCCTTACGCGAGGGCCGACGACATGCAGCGGCTCGCCTCTTCGGTCGCGACGTTACAGAAAAATGTCAACATCGGGACGCGCATCAGCCTCGGTCGCGAGATCCGCGATCAGATGGCGGTGCGCTGCCACACGACCGACGAGAGCGCGCGGCAGGGGCTCAGCAACTACATCGAGTCGCTGCAGTCGGAGTACTTGGATCTCACGGGGCAGCGATACCCCGAGACCATTTGCCGATAGGCAGGGACGCGGGTACGCTCCGCCCATGAGTTCGTCGCGCAAAATTGACGACCTGCGGGAAGAGATCCGGCCGATGGCCGAAGCCTTCGTGGCTGCGTGCCAGTCGGCGGGGCTCGACGTGATCATCACCTGCACGCAGCGCGACGCGACTCCGGATCAGGCGTTGCTCTACGCTGAGGGCCGCACCGCTCCCGGCCACATCGTGACGGATGCCCCGCCGGGCGAGTCGGCGCACAACTACGGGCTCGCCTTCGATGTCGTCGGCCTGCGCAACGGGAAGTGCGTGTGGGATTCGAGCGACCCACTGTGGCAGCAAATCGGCGCGATCGGTGTGGCGGTCGGCCTTGAGTGGGCGGGCTCCCCCGGCTTCCCGTTCAAAGAGTTCCCCCACTTCCAGCATCCGATCTGGCGCACGATCGCCGGGATCTAGGAGGCTCCGTGAGCACCCCGCCGCCCGACTCGCTACCTTGGTATCGCTCGCGCATCATCGTGGGGATCCTGACGGCGGTGGTCGTGCAGGTCGCTGCGCGCATCCAGTCGCAGTACCACATCGACTTCAAGCTCTACGGCGTGACGGCTGATCAGGCCGTCGCGATGATCCTCGATGGCTTCAGCGCGATCGCCGCCTCGGTCGCGCTGCACGCGAGAGCCACACAGCGAGGCGCGCCGACGATTACCATGACGAAGGTGACGCCACCGGACCCTACCCGGCCGGCGCCGCCGGCCTGACAGCTGACCTGCTTCCAACCCTTCACACTTTGGAGAACGAAATGTCGAATGCGAACACGCCGCTTTTCATCAAGCTCGGCACCGACCTGATCGTCGGCTCGATCATCCGCAACGCTGGCGACGCAGCTGCACAGGCTGCGAAGGCGCAGGTCGTAGCGAACGTCGCCGCCGCGATGGCGCAGATCAATTCGGGCAACGTCAATGACGGCATCACGGCTCTCGAAGCCGCGCTGTCATCGAGCGCAGTCACCGACCCGGCGCAGGCCGCGATCATCCAGACCTCGATCACGTGGCTGGCGTCGAAAGCCGCCGCGCTGCAGGGGCTCGCGGGTGGAACGGTGCTGAGCGCGATCAACACCGACATCTTGAATCAGGTACTCGCGGAAGCGGTCTCGCTCGCGAAGCAGTACCTCGTCCCGGCGGCGGTGCAGACCAAGACCGGCTGAGCCGTGTCGCACTTTCGTCACCGTTCCGATCGTCAGTTACTCGAGGAGATTTTCGCTATGTCCGTAACCGCTCAGCAGGCCCTTGCCGACCTGCAGGCATCCAACACCACGCTCACCGCTGCCGTCGCTGCCCTTGCAGTCGCGGTCGCGGCGGCAGCTTCCGAGATCTCAACGCTCGCCACGCAGATCTCTGCTGGCAACGGTGTGGCCCCGGCTGATGTCGAAGGTGTCGTGGCCACCCTCAACGCGCAGAGCACGGCGCTTACCGATGCAACCACGGCACTCAATGCCGCAGTCGCCTCGGCCGCTCCGCCTGCGCCGGCGCCTTCGCCCGCGCCTGCCGCCTGACCGCGAGCAGAGTTCGGTGCGACCAGCCGGTCGGCTCTCACGGGTCGGCCGGCTTTTCTTTAGGAGATAGCGAGTGCGCACTTCTCCCTTCGGCCCGCCAGATCCCGACGAACCGGAGCCTGACGACGGCGAGTGGCACCCGCAGCCCGGCGACGGATCGCCCGATTTCGCGGAGCGCATGGAGCGCTTCCGCAGAGAGATGGACGAGGCGTTCGGTCCTGCTGATCCGACGCTGACCATCAGCGGCTCGGTCGACCTGAAGGACAAGGGCGCCGAGATCGACTTCACCAAGAGGTTCTAACCATGCGCGTGCACATCATTCACGGGATCCACACGGCAGGTCCCGGCTCGGTCGGCCTGTTGGCTCCGTACCTGCAAGCGGCGGGGTTCAAGACGATCGAGCCCGACTACGGTTGGATAGCCGGCGTCGAAACGAAGCTGGTCAATCCGATCATCCGCGACTGCATCTTTCCCTACGTCGAGTCGGGCGATCTCCTCGTGGGCCACTCGAACGGCGCGGCCATCTGCTACGAACTGATGATGATGGGAGCGCCTGCGCTCGGCGCTGCGCTGATCAACGGAGCGCTCGCGCGCGAGATCTCGCGACCGCGCGGCGTCAAGGCGATCGACTGCTACTGGAACTCCGGCGATCACATCACCGAAGTGGCAAAGATCGGTCAGGAACTCGGCCTTCTGGATGCTCAGTGGGGGGAAATGGGGCACGCTGGCCCGGACACGCGCGATCCCGCCATTACGTCGATCGACTGCGGAAACACTGCCGGCATGCCGAAGGTGATCGGCCACTCGGACTTCTTTGCGGCGCTCAATCTCGAATCGTGGGGTCCGTTCCTCGCGCACCGGCTGCGCGCGATGCTCGAAGCCGACTGAGTTCGCTAGCGAACGGTCGCGCTCGAGGGAATAGGCGAAGCTGGGTCACCGCACTGCGAGGTGACCCCATGAACGTGTTCCTAATCTTGGCGCTGGTGTTCGCGCTGCTCGGCGCGATCAGCGTGCCGGCCGGAAAGATCAGCTGGCTGTCGCTCGCCTTCGCGATGTTCGTGTGCTCGCTGCTGTTCGGCGGCTACGTCGATGCAGGCGTCCACCACCCGCTGCTCGGCCGGTAGGGGAACAGCCATGTCGCTGCTCGTACTGCTGCTGGTGATCGTGCTCGTGGTCGCCGTGCTCGGCGCTCCGGGCGTCGGCCCGGTCAATCATCCCTACGGGTGGTACCCGAGCGGGGTCGGCGGGATCATCGTGCTGGTGCTGATCATCCTGCTACTGACGGGCAGGCTCTAGCGGAGCCCGCCCATCTCGCGCATGTGAGCCGCTTCGGCGGCGCCCTGCGCATCGCTGGTGGTCAGCCCCTCAGCTTCGAACTTCCGGGTCAGGCGCTCGCACTCCTTGCACTGCATCCAAGGCGAGGTGTGCTTTCCGTCCATCGCGAGAACGTCTCGGGCGGTGCTGGGGGTGGTCATGGCTCGCTCCGGGGTCTGTGGCTGGCTGTGGGCCTGTTTCTCGGCTGCAGCCAATAATCGCATAGCGCGCAGCTGCGCGTCCTGCTCGCCCTCCCAAGCCCGCAGGTGGAACGGGGGAGCGTTCTTAGGCCGGGGGTAGTTGAACGGGGAGAACCGGGGTGGATCGCTCACGCCAGCCGCTTGAAGGCCACGACCCAAACCCACGGATTGAGGTCCCACGATCCTTCGCCGTTGATCGACTCCCAGAGCGCTCGGTAACGGGCGATGCAGGCGAACTTGCCGCCGCGCTCGCTGGGGATCCCCTCGGCGCATGCATCGTCGTGGCTGATCTCCTGCAGGCGTTCGCACCGCACGGCGGTGACCTCAAGCGAGATCCGGGAGGCCCACCGGGGCATGTGGATAGAGGGCTTCGGCCTCGTCCAGTCGCCGTGCTCGGGGTTGCCGTCTGCCCAATACCAAGGGATGTCCAGCGAGTGCTCGCGCGAGAAGGAGAAGGCCTCGCGCACCCACAGGCCGTCGCCGGGTGCGCCGTAGCGGCAGCGGATCGGAACGGATCCTTCTTCGGGATAGTCAGCGAGGAAAGCCGCCCAAGTCGGGCCGGCCTCGTGATCCTGCACCCACTGGATGCAAGTTCCGTCAGCGCCGCTCTCGTCGCGGACGATCTCGGGGATGGTGATAGCGCGGCGCGTCTGCGTTTTGTGGCCGGCGAGAATCGCCTGCACCATCGGCGCTGAGAAAAGGATGGGGCGGAATTTCATGGCCGCCCCCAATCGATCAGCTGATTTTGTACTTCCGGCAGCCGACTACGGTGGTGGTGTAGGCGATGTTCGAGCCGGGAGCGATTCCGGTCATCAGCGTAGCTACGGGCAGCTTCACGTCGCCCGATGCGACCCGCGCGGCATACGCCTCGCACGTCGCCATCCCCTTGTCGTTGGGGAATCCGCTGATTTGAAATTCGGCCTTCGTCGTCACGAGAGTGACCGGCAGATTGTCCTGCTCCCACAGCGGGCCCTGCGCCGGCCAACTCACCATCAGCAAAAGCGCTACTGCGTACATGTCGAGATCTCCGCGCGCTCGAATCGAGCGGGGAGAGCATGCCGGAAGTGGAGTTCATGGCGCTAGCACCCGCAGGCGCATCCTGACAGTGATGAAGCCAGTGTGTCGCGTAGCGACGACGCCGAGGTTGTTGCGCCATTCTTCGGTCTCGTTCTCCTCGTGACCGAATTCGATCAGCGCAGTCCCGGCGTCGATCAGGTCGCAGAGTTCGCGCATCCGGGCAGTGAACCGGCGCTCCATCTCGCCGGCTTCCAGCACGACATCTTTGGGAGGTGGAGGCGGGCCCTCAGCGATGTTCGGTGGCGGTCCCTCGTTGTAGCGATCTACCGCCAGTCCGAATACACCGGTCGCTTGCTCGAAGCGGGCGACGATTCGATCGAACCGCTCCACGGCGCTGTCGATGCTGCTGGCGGTACGCTGCATCGAGTCAGCTGCGCCGTCGATCGCGCGGCCGGCTCGCGAGACCTCTTCGGCTCCGATCAGGTGGACGGTATTCATAGCCGCGCCATCCTGAAAGCCTTGAGGTTCACCACCTTCGGCGCACCGAAGCGGGCCGAGTGCAGCTTGCGCGCGATGCGCTGCAGGTAGTTGGCGCGCGCGTGGATATCGCACGCCGCGTCCTTCTGCTGCCAGCTGCGCAGGTCTCGCGGGGAATCGCCTCGCGCCCACGCGTCGGCCCACCGCAGCCAGTTGTTGTGATTCCTCTCCGCGAGCGCCATGTCGCGGACTGTTTGATATTCCCCGCTCACCATACGAGTACCCCTTTGCGGACGAGAAGTGCTTGGGTTCTAAAGATGCCTTCGTAAAAAAAGACCTGCGTCTCGGGACTGTGATCAGCGTCGCAGTACGCATGGCAGGCTGAGCAGCAGTGCGCGCCGAGCACGTCGGGCGATTTCATTCCCATGCCGCTGACGCCTGCGAGCCGGAGGTGGGCGAGCACGACGGTCTCGGGATTGTGATTGCAGACGTTCGGCACTCGCACAAGGCACTCCATGCCGCGCGCCGCTTTTCGCAGGTCAACCATGCTCGTCGTCTCCCGGAAGGTGCAGCACCACGCCGCGCTCGGCCATGAAGCGCACCACTGAATCGATGAAGTCGGTGAACTCTTGCTTATTCAACCCGCTGCTGGTGCGGAGCGGCACGCGCCGCTTCTCGCCGAACATCTCTTTGATCTCCTCCCCGAAGTGGCGGATCAGGAAAAACTGGTGCAGGTCCTCCTTCTCCCACCCCTCCATCTCGGGACCGCCCAGCTTCAGGATGTCCGTGTAGAGCGACCACAGCAGTGCGTTTTGCGGGAGCGATCGCCGGGGCTTGTGCTTCTTGATCGTGACGGTCCACTGCTGTTCCTTCGGCAGCGAATTGAGAGCGCGCAGGATTCGCGCGAATACCGAGGCGCGCTGCGCCCCGGTCGGGAGGTAGAACGATTCCTCGTCCAACATGGTGTTTCTGCCCCTTGATGGTTCGGGTGATCGTTGACGGAGTGACGCCGAGCCGTCGCGCCATCTCAGCGAGACTGGGCAGGGCGCGTCGGGCGTCCTGCCACTCGATCAGCATGTCGCGCTGTTCAACGGTCAGCTTCGGTGGTTTGCCTACCAGCTTCACGGCAGCTGCACCGCACTCCAATCGATGGAGCGCATCCACCCGAGTGCGGTCTCCATGTCCACGGCGTACATCGCCGCGAGGTATTCGAGCACCCGTTCCGGCTCAGGGCAGGCCATGTGCGTGCCGGTCGCGTCGAGATCTACCGGCGCCTCGCTGACGAACATGTCGTCCGGATCGATCATCACGGTCGGTAGATCAGGCTGCGGCCCCGTGAGTGTCAGCACAGACGGCTCGGGCTCCTGCTGCGCGGGATCGAGCAACGGATCCGGAGCGGGAGGGGGTGGCGGTCGCAGCGCTGCCTCTCGCGCTTCGATCTCCTTCTCGCGGGCAGCGAGATCGGCCCAGCGTTGAGCTTCAGCTGCGGCCTGCGCCTTGCGTTGCTCCTCGAGCTCGTCCTGCTGGCGCTTGAGTTCGGCCGCTGCAGCGTCGCGATCGGCTTGCTCGATCCGCTCGCGCGCCGCCTTCGCTTCGCGCTCCTCGCGCTCCCGCTCCTCTTGCTCCGCTCGCTGCTTGGCCAGCGCCTCGCGCTCGGCCTTCAGCTTCGCGGCCTCGGCTTGCTGATCCACGATCGCCTGACGGGCAGCCACCAGCCGTTCGCGGGTGCTGGTGTACGTCGTAGCCGCCTGCGCTTGGAACTCCATGAAGGAGCCCTGCTCGGCCACGGCGGCATCGGCGCGCGCGATCAGCGCGTCCAGCTTCTCGATCGAAGCGCCCGGAGTGTCGAGCACCAGCGCAGCGATCGCCGCGATTCGGTTCTGGATGTCGCCCACCCGCTTCACCTCGGCCGCGATGCGCTCCTGCTTCTCGCGCTCCTTGCGGTTCTCCTCGGCCTTGATCTGGTCGTCGATCGGCCCCTCGATTTTTTCGAGTTCGCCCTTGATCCGCGATGCTTCGGCGTCCAGCTTTTTGCCGAGAGCGAGAATCGGGGCCTTCGCCTCTTTGCGCACCTCCTCGATCCCGATGCGGATCTCGCGCACCTCCGCGCGCGCCGCTTTGGCGAGGTCAAGCCCCTTGGAGGTGGTCACCTCGAAAACGATACCGTTGTACCTGTCGCGAAGTGCAGCGAGCCCGGCATCGACAGCGCTGAATCGAGCCAGCGCGCCCTCGATCTTTTCGACGTGCTCGTTTCGAGCCGGCACGAGTTCGGCTTGCGGTTCGGTGCTCACTTGAACCGCTCCTGCAGCTGATCCATCTCAGCATTGAAGTCCTGCACCGCGATCGCGAGCGCAGCGATATAGGCCTCGTCGCGAGGGATGCGCTTGATAAAGATGGGCAGCTTCGGCCAGAAGGACACGAAGTCCACCCACTTGCGCCCCGTGACCCACAGCGCGCCCTGCACCTGCGCGACGTGCTCGGGTGGCAGGCGATCCTCCAACAGCACTTCCAGCTGCAGGTGCGGTAGCTTCGTCTTGATCTCTAGCAGGCCGTCATCGCCCACGAGAGCGTCCGGGCTGCAGCCGGCTCGCTTCCCGGTGTCGCGGATGAATCCCACCAGCGAGGGCTCGACATCGCGAGCGAAGGCGTACTGCTGGCGCGCAGTCGCTTCCATCTCTTTGCCCCGCTCCATGTGATCGTTCGAATACCCCTCGACCGACTCGCCCGTCAGCCGCTCGCCGATCAGCGAGAGCATGTACTTGCGGCGCGTGACGGAATCGCCGCCACCGCGCCCCTTCGCCTGCACGGTAGCGAATGCGCTCGCGGTCGCGAGCCCGAGCCGGGCTAGCTTCCACTCGTCGCTGCCCTGCGCACACGTCAAAATCTCGATACCCATATTGGTCGTCTCCGTTGTTGTGAATCAGCGCGATCGATCAGCCGCGATTGCGGCGGCGATCCTCAAGCATCTGGATGGCCTGCTTGTAGTCAGAGTCGAGCAGGTCCCCTAGCGAATCGACCTTCCAGAAGGTGAGGAAATTTCCCCGCGTCTTCGGACCGCCGATCTCCGTGAGCAGCGCTTCGAGGTTCGCGATGTGCTCCTCGCTCATTAGCTCAGGCGCTTTGCCAGCGCCGCGCCCGTCGTCGTCTTGCTCCTCGGTGCCGAGCCCGGTAGCAGCCAGCAGCGTGTAGCGTTCGAGATAGGAGATGGTCGAAGCGGTCTGCTGGATCGGGTTCTTTTTGCCGCTGTTGTCAGGCGCTCCGCTCAGCGGAGTCTTCGTGCTGTGACCGCCGACGTGCGTCAGTACGCAGGTCACCTTCACGCGGCCGTCGCCTTGCTCAAGGTCCCATCGATGCGAGATCCCGACCGCTGCCAGCGCCGGCACGATCGCTAGGCAGACACCGCCGAGCGTGGCATGCGTGTAGCTCGTGGAGCCCTCGCCGTCGCGGTGGTCGAAGCCGACTCGCTTCGTCTTAAGGATCTTCGGAACGGTCGCGCGGAAGCGAGCCATCGCGTCGATGAAATCCTTCTCGGCCTGCTTCGCCTGCAACTTCTCGTGCATCTCGAACAGCCGCTGGACTCGATCGAGATCCAACTTTGGATCCTGAGCAGCGCGAGTTATTACGTGCATCAGCGCTGCGCTGTCGGTCATAGCCGCAAGCGGAAGCGCTGCGGGCTCATTCACTGCCGAGCGCTGGTCGCGAACGACCATGCCGGAGGGGGATACTTCACTCGTCGCTGTCATCGGTGCATTCCTCTTCTGGTGGTGAATCGATCTCGTCTACGTTCTCGCTCCCGCAGCACGGGCAGATAAAGGCATCGACCAGCGTTTCCGCTGCGGTGCCCTCGCCGTATGGGTGGTGCTGCGTGATCAGTCGCTCGTCTGGTTCCTCGTGCCCACTGTCGTCTTCGGAATCCCATCCGCAGTCGAAGCACTTCCACATCGTCGCTCTCCTTGCTAAGCCGGCATCACAGTCTTGAGGGTCGGGCACACCTCGCCGTGCTCGAACACGAACTGCAGCCCCGCGTACCGAATCTTGTCGCTGCCCTCGCTCGCTGCACCCTTCGCGAGCGCATCGGCGCTCATGCGGCAGAGCCAAGCGTGGATCCCCTCGTCGGGGTTGCTCGTCGCGTGCCACACCTTCCTGCAATTGAGGGATGCTCGATCGATCGCGTGGCCGCTGATCTCGACAGTCGGCACGACGGTCCCACGTCGTTTCAACTCCGCCGCCGCGAAGTCTTTGAACTGGTGGTTCACGTTGACGCACCACAGGAGGTAGCCGACCGGCGTGCGCGTGATTCGCTCGCCGCGATACTTGCCGAGCGGCCATGTCCAACCGTGTGTGTTGATCTCAGCGTCCACGGCGTTGCTCCTTCAGATAGCGGCGATACCACGAGCGGTGCGATTTGAAATACCCGCGCGCAGCATGCACGAGCGAGACGACGAGGCAAATCGCGCCGAGAGCGATCAGCGCAAGGAATTGCTGGTTAGTCACAGCAGCCCCCTTTCGGCCAGCGAGGTCATCGTGTTGGCGCCGATGATCAGGTGGTCCACGACGTGGACCTCGATCAGCGCGAGCGCATCGCGAAGCCGAACCGAGATCGACTCATCCGAGATGCTTGGCTCAGCGACTCCTGACGGGTGGTTGTGGAACAGGATTACTTCGGCGGCAGCATTCGCGAGCGCAGCCTTGACCACTTCGCGGGGATGCACGCTCGATCCGTCGATGGTGCCTTTGAACAGCACCTCGGCTTTGATCAGCTTGTGGCGCGCAGTCAGCCAGAGCACGCCGAACTGTTCGTAGTCGAGCCCGGCCTGATGCTGCAAGTAGTCCTTCGCAGCGCGCGGAGAGTTGAGAATCGGGCGCTCGACCGTGGCGCGCTCCAAGTTGTAAGCGGCTGCGACCTCGCACACCTCAGCTGAGGCTGCCTCGCGATAGCGCCTTCCGATGCGGACGTAGAGAGTGGTCATGGCTTCACCTTGTCGAGACCACGGGAGAGCAGCGTGCGCGCCGTCGCGATGCGCCGCCTCTCGTCGTCGGCAGAGAACTTGGATGGATCGGTCGGGGTCAGAGCGCGCAGAGCAGCGCGCGCGAACTCGAACAGCTGAGGCGCGGCCACGAGCACCGCGCGGTGGGAGGTGAGTTCCGTGGCTGCAGCTGTGTACTGGTTCGCAGCTGCGACCACCGACTGCGCGCGGTGAGGCCCCGCCAGCTTGTGGAACGCTTTCGCCTCTTCGCTGCAGGCTGAGATCGCGAGCGAGAGCGCTTCGGATAGATCGCTCATGGCAGCCTCGCTTTGTCGATCGCGGCTTGCAGGCGCTCGATCCGGGCGTCGCGGCTCAGGATCGTGGTGCCCGTCTCGCGTTGCTCGATCAGCGCAGCTAGCTCGATCCGGATGGCTGCGAGGAGATCCGGAGCCGCTGCGATCAGGCGCGCATCCGCGAGCCCGACCTTCCACTTCGAGTCTTTCAACTCATCGATGCGGCAGTGGAGCGGTACTCCGTAGACGGTCGCGATCGCCACGTCGTCCCCGTGCGTCACCGTGTTGACGTTCGAGCCGTTCGCGAAGCCGACCCGCCACGGGCCGGGAGTGTGTAGCGGCTTCATGCGCGCCCCTCCTGTTCGAGGCGGATGCGCTCTGCGACTTCCTCGCGATGCACCTCGACATCGCGCGGGGCATTGACCCCGATGCGCACTTGGTTCCCCTTGACGCCGAGCACCGTGACGGTGATCTCGGGCCCGATGGTGATGGTCTCGCCAACGCGGCGTGTCAGGATCAGCATGACTTCACTCCCTTCGCTCGCGCGATCGCGTGCTCGATCAGTTGGTAGGTGTTGGCGCGGGCGGTCATCCCGCCGGTCCCGGTGTCCATCCACAGCTGCGCCGCGATCAGCGCCTTCAGCATGTCCTCGTAGGCGTTGCCGGCGAGAACGAGGAAATCGGCGTGGCTCGGGTAGTCGGTAGTGGCAAGCGATCCGCCGCCGGAGCCGATGATGTGAATGACGCCGTTGACTTTGGCGATCCGCATCGGAGTGGGAGGCTTCACGGTTGCACCCCCTTGGCTTTCTCGATCGCAGCGCGCGCTCGTGCGTGGCGCTTGCAGCGGCCACACATGGCTTCGCTGCAGATACCGACGTGGCAGGCGCCCTTCGGTCCCAGAGCGGGCTCGGCCAATTCCTCAAGCGCTTCGAGGAGATCGGGTGCAGCGCCGACGAGGTTCGCATTCGCGTCGGCTTCGTCCTGCGAGAGAGTTACCGGCGGTCCCCATTGCGGACCGCTGCCGTTGTACTTCGCGCCGAAGGTGGCGATCAGCACGCCCTTGAAGGAGTTGCGCGGCCTGAGCGGATCTTCGGCTCGCCACGTTTGCATAGCGCGCGATGGGGTTTCGGAGTGGACCTCGGTTCGCCCGTGCGCATCCGTCGAGACGATCCACGGTCCGGGTGTGTGTTGAGCGCTCATGTGCGGTTCACCCGCTGGAAGGTGGTCTGCCGCTCGATCTCCCACTCGGCAACGTGGACGGGCTTGTCGTCCTGCGTCCAGAGCCGCGCGCGGCGGGCAGCGCTCGCTATCTCAGAATTCCGAAGGAGCATCACGGCGCGATCGCGCGCTTCGGAATCTGTCGATGCGGTCACGATCGTGGACCACGTTGCGTCGTTGATCGATCCGCTAATCTGCAGTGTGTAGATTTTCATGAGGTCACCTCCGTTGAGAGCACGTCGCCGCTCGCGCACCAGAGCGGGCCGTTGCCTTTCCAGTTGGATTCGATGCGCTTCCACTGCAGCAGGTCGTCTCCGCTGCCGAAGTAGGTGTAGCGCGGCTTGCGAGGGCCAGCGCTCCAATAGTTGTTGCCGTCCATGCCCGCGTAGACCTTCGGGCTATACGTGCCGGGCTGGTAGTCGTATTCGCGGATCTCCTCGACGTCGCAGCCGAGGTGCTCCGCTATCTGCATAGCGACCGATTTGCGCTTCACGGCTGCACCGCCTTCGCGAGCCGCTTGCGCTTCGCGTTGAGTTTCCGAAGAGCGTTGCTCGCGCGCTTGTGCTTCGTCTGCCACCTCGCGATCGCAGCGTCCACGCGCTCGATCTTGTCGGCAGCGGTCAGCTTTGGGCGGGGCACCACGCGGAACTTCTCCATCAGTTCGCGAGCGATCACGTACAGCGCCATCTCGTGTTCGAGGCGATCGTGCCCGTGCGCGTGAGGGCGCGCGCTCGGGTGGCGATAGCGGAACACATGGTGCGAGGTGTCGTGGACGAGGCGAGCCCAGCCTTTCTCAAGGCTGTAGCCGGGCGAGCGCTGGATCCAGCACACGCGAGTCTCCATCAGTCGCACCTTCGTGCGGCCGGTGCGTTCGATGCTCGCCGGGTAGTCGCGCAGCGAACCGAAGCGACGGATCAGCAGCGCGTGTGCGCGGCGCGCGCCATCGCGCGTGAGCGGATACACGACGGGCTGGCGCATCCAGAGATCAGCGACCGGGGAGTAGCGGGGGTCGTCGTTCATTTCAGCCCCCTCGCATTGCGGAAGCGCTGCGTCTTGGAATGCTCCTCGACCGCGCGCTCCAACCGGAGGCGCGTGCGCTCCTCGCGGCTCAGAGGCGGATCGACCTTCGTGCAACCCTTGATCTGGAACCAGAGCAGAGCGACGACGATCTCGGCCAGAGCGGTCAGCAGCAGGATGTCGGCTGTGTTCACGGCTTCACCTCCGTGGCTTTGCGAATCGCGCGGCGCGCCTCGCTGATCGCTGCACCGTGGCGCGGGCCGGTCGCTCGATCGAATGCGCCTGTGTCCTGCAGCGCGCGCAGAGCAGCGAGCAAGTCAGGCGCGGCGGCGATCAGCTGCGCGTTGGCGCGGTTCTCAGCGCTGCGCGTCATGTCGTACGCTTCGCCGATGAAGTACTCGCCGGCTTTGATCGAGATGGTGTCGCTGCTGATCGGCGCAGCGGTCCACGGAGCAGGTGTGTGTGCGATCTTCGGCATGGTGGAAACCTCTTGTTGTGTAGATCGAATCGTCACTGGCATAGTCGCAAGAGGTGCTTGCCTCTGCAAGCGTTCTTGCCGCGAAGTGAGAACTCGATCCGACCCGAGGACCCCGGCCTCGAGCGGCCCCGGTGGGCCGCTCTAGGCGCGTTCCTCAGAACAGGGCGGCCGGCTGCGGGATGCGCGAGGGCTTCCCCTTGACCGCTGCGCCGCTCGGCGGGAGGACCGGCGTAGGCGGGATGAGGCGGGCTCCGGCGCCGCCCTCGATGTCATCATCGGCGTCCGGATTGATCGGAGTGTCCGTCACGAGGCAGGCTGCCAAGTAGCGGATCCGATCCTGATGAACCCCGGTGTACTCCATCAGCATTTCGAGCGCGGGCGCGATCGCGGGTACGGCGATCTCGATTCCCTCTCCGAAGGTGAATGCCTGCGCGAGCCCGGACTGCGAGAGCGTCAGCAGGAAGTTGTTGAACCGATCGACCTGATCGCAGGTGAGAATGTGGACCTGCGGTTCGACGCGCGGGCCCCAGCAGAGGAAAGTGTGTTTGATCACGGCGTGTACTCTTGTTGTGTTGGGAAAAATTGGGGGCGGCTCGCAACCGCCCCGGTCGATTAGGCGGCGATCGCCACCTTCGTCTTCTGGCTGAGCAGCGCGAGCGCGCGGACCTTCATCTCGTGCGAGGAGCCGGTCATGTTCGAGGCGATGCGGGCGAGCACCGCCCCGTCGTTCGCGTTCGAGGTGTCGCGCGCCGTCTTGAGGTGCGTCGCGTAGTAGGTCGCAGCGTTGAAAGCGCCCCAAGCGGTGCCGATCGTCGCCTGCGCGCCCGGACCCTTGTGGTAGGCCTCCGTCATCTCGGTCAGCATGTTGCGCGCGCGGCTCGAAACCAGCGGCTTGCCGGTCTTGTCGAGGCGGCCGATGTCGCTGATGTTGATCTTGAGCACGTCCCCGAAGTAGCGCTGCACATCGGCGTCGCTCATGCGCTGGTTAGCGAGCGCGTCGTACTTCGCCTGCTCGGCCTTCATCTCGCCCTCCATGCTGGCGAGCAGCTGCGCGAGCCCTTCGACTTCGATCTTCGTGCTGGCCTTGATCGTCTTGAGCGTGCCGGTGCTCTCGCCCTCGCTGACCGACATGGCCCACGTGTTCGCGCAGACCACGCGAATCCCACCGCGCGTGCGCTTGGTGCCGTTCTTCTTGTCGTAGCCGGTTGAGAGCGTCACGTATCGCTTGGACACGTCGCCCTTGCCCACCACCAAGTCGTATTCGCTGGGGAGCAGCGCGGACACTGCGATGATCGCGCCGCCGCGAAGGACCGCAGCGTGCGAGATCTCCAGCTTGTTCTGGTTCAGCTGATCGCGGAAGGCTTCGAGCACATCGATCGGATGGCGGTTATCGAGGTGGTAGCAGTTGTCGCTGGTCAGCGAGAGCACGTGGCCGTTGTCGCTGCGGACCTGAGCAGCGGCGCCCGCGACCTGCAGGAAGCGCTCCTGATCGGTGCCCGGCGCGGCTTTGTAGAACACTTCGCGCGTCTGCACGGTCCAAGTCGCGTTGAGCATTTCAGCGATCTTGGCGGGGTCGCGAGCGATCGACTCGGGGATCGCGCGACCGAGACCGGTCCAGCCAGCGCCTTCGCGATTCGAGAACAGGGCGGTTTCGATTTCGTGGCTCATTTCAGTAACCTCTTGTTTGGTGGAATCAATCGACGGGGACTAGCCTAATCGACCTATAGTCCTATGCAAGCTCGTTTGCAGAAAGTGTGATGGCGGTTTAGGATGCCGCCATGAAGCAAAACCGCCCCACCCGCGCGATCCGGTCCTTGATCGCTGAGCTAACGTCCCACGAGATCGCCAAAGCGCTGAAGGTGACGCGCCAAGCCGTCGAGTACTGGGGTAACCGAGGGGTGACGGCAGAGCACGTACGAGGGCTCGTAGCGCTCTCCAAGACGAGCAAGCGCCCGCGCGAGCCGTGGGACTTCAGGCCCGACATCTACCCGCCTCCCGAGCCCTCGTCGGCTCAGCAGGCCGAGCAGCAGGACGCCCAGCCGGCCACGGCTGATGTCTGAGCGCGGGTCAGGCGATCGCCGCTCTCCGAGCCCCGTAGGCCGTCAGGCCGGGGCGCAGCGCAGCATTTTCCAGCCCCGTGACGGGCGTCTCAGAACTGCCGACGCACGGCAGCTGACGCTTGACCGGGCCACGGGGTATCTGATCGAGGGGAGGGGCTAGGGGGCAAGGGCGCCGGCCGGTTGGCCCTACCCCGGCCGGCGCCCACGAGCAGCATTGGCGGTATCGGCTTACCGCTCGATGCGGAGCTACTTACCTAATAACGACGAGCTAGTCAAATGCGACGACCGGGGCGATTAATGCATTGGAATCAGCCGTGAGGGCACGCAACTTGAAACCGTCTCTATTCGAGAACGAACTACTTGCGGTCGCCGATCCCCTTTTTACCGTGATCTTTCAAGGGCTTTGGTGTGCAGCTGACCGCGAAGGTCGGCTCGAAGATCGCCCGGCGAAGATTCACATTACAGTTAATCCGGGCCGCGCTTTCGAGGGCACAGCGCGCTCGCTCGATTGGCTGACCGAGAACGAGTTCATCGTGCGGTATGAGGTCGCCGGGAAAAAATACATTTACATTCCAGCGTTTACCAAGCATCAGCGGCCTCACCAGAACGAAGCGGCGAGCGTCATCCCGCCTCCCACTTCTGACCAAGGTGCGAAGCGCGGTACACCAAGGGATGAAGTGGCTTCGCACCATGGTCAGCAGCGCTTCGCTCTGAATCCCTCTTCTCTGAATCCTGAATCCCCTATCCCCTCGCTTCGCTCGGGGCGCGCGCGAGAGAAACCTGAGTTCGATCCGGCATCGGTGCCAGACCTGAACCTGAAGGCGTGGAGCAGGTGGATCGAGTACCGGGTCGAAGCCAAGATGAAACTCAAACCCGTGTCGCTGCCGTCAGCGGCGCGGAAGCTGGCGGCGTTCGGCGCCGATCAGGAGGCCGTGGTCGAGCAATCGATCGCGGCGGGGTGGCAAGGTCTGTTCGCACTGAAGGACGACAACAATGGGCGACGAAACACACAACGACTCACGCGCTACGACGCGACCCAAGCCAACCTCGACCGCATCATTGCGGCCGGCGAAGTTTTGGAAGGGGATGATCGAATTGTTCGGACAGAGGTGGGCGGAGAGCTACGGCGCGGAGCCGTCCCCGCTTTGGGTTCAAGCGATCGAGAGCCTGACTGACGCGCAGCTGAAGGACGGGATCGCGCGCGTGATGAAATCCGGCGCGCAGCATCCGCCGACGATGCCCGACTTCCTCGTGCTGGCTCGAGGGATCGCGCGGACGGTGGAGTGGAAGCCGGAGCCATCGAAGTGCAGCGACGCACAGAAACTCGCAACGCAGTGGTTCATGCACCGCTCGGTGCGCCATCGCTTCGTCGGCATGGACGCCAACCGCGACTACGCGGGATTCGAGCATCCGCTCCACACCGAGTTGGCCTTCGAGGTGTTGCGCCTCGCTGAAGGTCACCTGCTGCTGGTATCGGAGAAAGATCCACAGGCGACGAAAGAGCGCTTTGAGCGACTCGCGGACGCCGAAGCCGAACGCATCTATCCGCGCGCGCTCGCGATCGCGTGGCTTGCGGAGCACGGCCTGCACTGAGTTCGATCGATCAATCACACAGCTAGGGGACACACATGGCGAAGCGGAAGGCGACGGCGAAAAAGGCGGCGAGCAAAAAGCCCGAGAAGCGCAAGTATCGGGGCGGGCCGCTGACGGTGACCAATCGCGAGGCGAAGCTGAGCGGCCACGGCAATCTGCGAACCGAGAAGCACGGCGACGCTGACGTGCTGGCGGTGGACATCTCGGTGGTGTTCGGCCTGTACGAGAAGGAACTGGAAAAGCTGCTGGGCGTCGGCTCGCACAATGCGCTGTACACGCGCGAGCTAACGACGGGGCCGGAGCCGCGCTTCCGCACGATGAAGCCGCTGCAGATCGAGGACAAGATCGAGAAGGTGGACGTGACGATGCGGCTCGGTCTCTCGCGCCACGAGATCACGTTCAACGACTGCAAGCTGGGTTCGATCACGCTGACGCCCGAGACCGGCGGCATGACTCGCTGCAAGCTGCAGATCCAAGCGCACCCGGTTGACGAGCAGCTGGGCGAATTGAGCGTCCACCTCAACCACGAGATCGAGATCGACCTGAAGGGCGGTCGCATCGGGAAGGAGGACGCGACGCCGAAGGCTGACCAGTCGGCGCTTCCGCTCGATGCGCCGGAGCCGGCTGCGGCTGCTGATCCCGCCGCGCCTGCAGCTGAGACGACGCATTGATCCAGATCCGGGTCCCGCTCACCGAAGAGCAGCGGGCGGTGTTGCGGCCGCTGTTCAACAAGGCCGCCGTGCAGGCATCGATGGGCCGCAGGGGGATGGTGCTCGCGCAGGTCTACGACTCTACGCGAGCGCATCCCACGGGCAACATGCGAGCTCTGTTCATCGACCACGATCAGGCGGTGCTGATCGCGGCCAAGGGGATTGAACTCACTGAGCCGTTGCCGCTGCCGCTCGGCTCAGAGGAGGACGGGACATGATGCTGCTCGGAATCGATCCGGGTCTCACGGGAGCGTGGGCGTTGCTCTCCGCCACCGATGGCTCGATGGTTGCGGCCGACGATTTGCCGATCACGCGCTGGGGGAAAGCGGCGTGGATCGATCCGATGCAGCTGACCGAACTCTTGCTCCCGCACATCGGAACCCATACAGTCGTCGCGTACGTCGAGCAAGTGCACGCGATGCCGAAGAACGGATGCATCGCCGCATTTTCGCAGGGGATGACGATGGGCTCGGTGCTCGCGAGCGTGCAGGTGATCGGTGCGTCACTCCAACTGGTGCAACCGCTCGCGTGGAAGACGGCGATGGGGGTTAGGGGCGACAAGAGCGACAGCGGGCCGGCGCGCAAGCAACGGTCGCGCGAGCGCGCTTCACTGATGTATCCGAAAGCGCGCCTGTCGAGAGTCAAGGATCACAACTTGGCCGAGGCGCTGCTGATCGCGCGCTACGGCTACCAGCTCGAACTTCGTGGGGTACAACATGACCAAGCCAAAATCGCGGAGCGCGAAACGTCCACCGGTCTTGCGCGACGCCTCGTTAACGGAAGTCATTAGGCACGTTCGCCTGCTGACGTTGGCGCAGCAGGTCGCCGCTGCGGGGCTAGCCGAGCTCCGCGTGCAGAGCGATGCGCGCCTGCTCGCATTCGAGACGGTGGTCGCGCGGCTCGACAAGCTGCCGACCGTGATCGGGCTCTCGGATCACCTAGCGATTAGCACCGCTGCGCTGCGCCGCGTGCTCGCTGACAACGAGATCCTGAAGCGGCGCCTCGAAGCGACCCACAAGCAGGTCCACGTCACGCGCGAGGAGCTACGCAAGCTACGCGACGAGGCGCAGACCCGAGTGACCATTGGCGGATCACCGCACCGCGTGTGGTGCCGCTCAGTAGCGACCAACCAGATTTGCGACTGCGGGGCGGCTGATCCGTCGCCGAACCAGAAGGGTGCAGACGGATGAGCGCGGCGGGCTTCGCAGCTGCGATCGTCTCGTCCAAGCTGCTGATCGACATTCTCGCCGCAGGCGTATACGCCTACAGTCGGCAGTACGGGCTCGCGCTGATGTTCGCCGGCTTCGCCGTCGCGGATCTCGGCACGCTCGTGGTGACGATGTGATCAAGTCCGCTGTCATCTCCGAATGCACTCGCTACCGATATCGGCTCTACCGCGAGTGGGAGAAGTCGCACCTGCTGCCGCTGCTGTGGGTGATGCTCAACCCGAGCACGGCCGATGGCGAGACTGACGATCGTACGATCTCCAAGTGCATCGCCTTCGCGAAGCTGTGGGGCTACGGCGCCATGTGGGTCGTGAACCGGTACGCGTATCGATCGACCGACCCGAGCGTGCTTAAGCTGCTATCGGTCACCGAAGCGGAGGGGCCGGAGAATGACTGGCACCTCGGAGTGATCGGCTCGCAATGCGCGTCGGCGGTGCTCGCTTGGGGAAATCCGGGCGGCACGCACATCCCGGAGAGCCTGTGGTGTCCCGGCGGGAACTTCTGTCTCGGCGTGACGAAGGTCGGAGCGCCGAAGCACCCGCTCTACTTGCCGATGACGACGCAGCGCGTCCTGTACCCGATCGTGCGCAAGGTGGCGTGATGCCGATCAAGCCCGAGAATGCGAGCCGCTACCCGCCCGACTGGCTGATCATCGTCGCGGCGGTGCGCGAGCGCTCGGGCGATCGCTGCGAGGGCTCGCCCGACTTCCCGGCCTGTCGCGCAGTGAACGGCCAGCCGCATCCCGAGACCGGATCCAAGGTCGTGCTGACCACCGCGCATCTCGATCACACGCCTGAGCACTGTTCGATGGAAAACCTGCGCCACTGGTGCCAGCGTTGCCACCTCCACTACGACCGAGAGCACCACCAGCAGAGCGCGTACGCGACGCGGCGCGCCGGCAAGGCGGTTGGAGATCTACTCGCATGAGCACCGAGCCCGTCCAAGGTCCGAAGCGCCCGCTGACTCAGGAGGAGTGGACGACGATGCTCGCTGACGCGGCGATCGCGGCGAGCGGGCCGCTCTACTTCGAGCGCGACCTGACGATGGTCGAAAAGATCCAGCGCGCGTTCGTGCTGGGAGCCGTCTGGCAAATGGAGAGGCTGCAGCCATGAACCTGCACGAGCACCACCTGATCCTGCTGATGGAGGAATGCTTCGAGGTGTCGAGCGAACTCGCCGCGCTCGGGCAGCGCGCGTCCAAGCAGCTGCGCTTCGGTGGCGATGAGATCCAGCCGGGTCAGCGGGTGCCGAATGCCGAGCGGCTTCGCTTCGAGATCCTTGACCTGCTGGCCTGCGTCGAATTCCTCGAACGCGCCGGCCTGATCTCGGCCATCACTCCCAAGGACGTGACGGCCCACCTTGAGTTCAAGTCAGAGAAAATCGCACGGATGCTGGCGCTCTCCCGCGAGCGCGGCCAGCTGATCGGATTACCGCAAGGGGCGGTCTCAGTTGTGAAGGCTCGGGATGATCTCCGCGCTACTGAGGAAACCGGCAACGACCGGCCTGCCGCCCCAATTTCGGAGCGCCCCATGACCCCCACCCCTCCCCTGCTGCGGTGCTACCAGACCATCGAGGGCGTGACCATGCCCTGCTACCTGCGAGTCGGTCACGAAGGCCCGCACGAGTGCTACCCGCTCAGGGGGCCAGCGGATCGCGGTCCGATCCAATGGGTGAAGGAGCAAGGCCCGGCCGGCCATCCACCGGGTACGTGGACGCCCGAAATGAAGGCCAAACTGACCGAGAAGTACGCTGCAGCGCGCGATAACCGCACCCTGAGCGACCTAGCGGACGAATTGGGAGTGGGCGTGTACCAGCTGTATACGCAGGCCCATAAGCTGGGGCTGAGCCGCCCGATCAGGCGTCGCTGACAGATCCCTCGTAAGATCAACCCCTTACTGGTGTTCCACGTGGAACATCCCCGAGCGTCGGACGGAAATCGCCATGACTGAAGCCTCGAAAGTACACGAGTACAAGATCGTCGCCCTCGCATCGCTCGCGCCCTACGAGCGGAACGCCCGGACGCATGACGACGTGCAGATCGCGCAGCTGCGTCGCTCGATCCGGGAGTTCGGCTTCACCAACCCCCTGCTGATCGATGAGCACAACGGGATCATCGCGGGCCACGGGCGCTTCACGGCGGCGGGGCTCGAGGGAATGACCGAGGTCCCGGCCATCGTCATCGCGGGCCTGAGCGCGGCGCAGAAGGCGGCGCTGGTCATCGCGGATAACAAGCTGGCCCTCAATGCCGGGTGGGACGACGCCCTGCTGCTGGCGGAGATCACCTCGCTGCCGGTCGAACTCTCAGGCGTCACGGGGTTCAACGATGCCGAGGTCGCGCAGCTGATGGCGTCGATCGAGAACATCGGTCAGGTAGATGCGCGGGCCGAGTGGGGCGGGATGCCGGCGTACACCTCCGGCGACGAGGAGGGCTACCAGCTGATCGTCATGCACTTCCGCAACGAGGCTGACGTCGCTGCGTTCGCTGCGCTGGTCGACCAGAAGGTGACGAAGCAAACGAAGTTCCTGTGGTACCCGGCGAAGGAGCGCGAGGTGAATGTGGACAAGCGCTACGTGGAGGCGCAGCCGTGAGCGCCATCGGGCTCGAAGCCGACTGCGAGGATCAGGGCTACTCCGCGATCGCGGACGGATGCATGGCGCTCGGCTGCGGCGTCTGGCTGCCCGGCTCGATCACGCGCACTGGTCGACCGCTGCGCATCGTCTCGCGTGGCACCGGTCAGTGGTGGGAGTGTCCGCGCTGCGGAGCCTCGTACGGCCCGGTGGAGCAACCGCTGTGAACCCGCAGTTCCCCATCTACATCGTGTCGAAGGGCCGCGCGGACTCTCGCTACACCTCGCGAGCGCTCGAAGTGGCGCGCGTGCCGTACTTCATCGTGGTCGAGGAACAGGAGCACGCCGAGTACGCGAAGGTGATCGACCCGGCCAAGATCCTCGTGCTCGACAAAGCGTATCAGCGGAAGTACGACACCTTCGATGATCTCGGGGATACGAAGTCGAAGGGCCCCGGCCCGGCGCGCAACTTCGCGTGGGATCATTCGATCGCTGCGGGCGCCGATTGGCATTGGGTGATGGACGACAACATCAAGGGCTGGTACCGGCTCCACGAGAACCGCAAAATCTTTATCGGTGACGGCACCGCGTTCGCGTGCATGGAGGACTTCTGTCTCCGCTACATGAACGTCGCGATGGCCGGCCCCAACTACGCGACCTTCGTCCCTGCCAAGCGCCGCTTCCCGCCGTTCATCCTCAACACCCGCATCTACTCGTGCAACCTGATCCGCAACGACACGCCGTTCCGCTGGCGCGGTCGCTACAACGAGGACACGGATCTCTCGCTGCGCATGCTCAAGGGCGGGTGGTGCACGATTCAGTTCGACGCATTCCTGCAGCGAAAGACCGCCACCCAAATGATCAAGGGCGGCAACACGGCGGAGTTCTACGCGAAGGAAGGCACGCTCGCGAAGTCGCAGATGCAGGTGCGGATGCACCCCGACGTGTCGCGGCTGCGCTGGGCCTTCGGGCGCGTCCACCACTACGTCGATTACAAGCCGTTCCAGAAGACGCCGCTGGTGCGCCGTCGAGACATCGAGTGGCCGACCGGAGTGGACGATTACGGCATGGTGCTCAAGACCGGCTACACCTCCGGGCCGTGTGACCTCTGATGCCGCGCCCCAAGCACGATCCGACAGAGAAACAGCGCACGCAGGTGCTCGCGTACGCCACCGTGGGCACGCCGCACCACTCGATCGCGATCCTGATGTCGATCTCGATCAAGACGCTCCTCAAGCACTATCGGAAGGAACTGGATCAGGGGAAGGCGGCTGGCAATGCGAACATTTCGCGCGTGGCGTATTCCGCTGCCGCGAGCGGGAAGCCGTGGGCGGTGTGCTTCTGGCTCAAGTGTCAGGCTGACTGGCGCGAGACCAACCGCACCGAGATCACGGGAGCGAATGGCGGGCCTATCAAATCGGCGGCGATCACTGCAGAGGCGACCGACGACGACTCGATGCGCGCGTATCTTGCGATGCTGAAAAAACCAACCAAGGAGTAACGATGGACGCTGAGAAAAACGGTAGCGCGCCTCTGGCAGCTGCGGTGGGCGAGGCGCTGAGCGAGGCCGACAAGCAGGCCAAGAACGCAGCGGCTCAGGCGGAAATGCGAATGCAGCAGGCGCGAGCGATGGCAGGCCAGCAGCGGCTCGCGATCGCAACGTCGGTGCTCAGCGGCATGTGCGCGGGCTCGTACGCTGCAGTGGTCAAGGGCGAGGTCGAGACCGGCTTCGGTGAACGGATGGTCCGTGACGCGCTCGGGTTCGCGGACAAGCTGATGCTCGCGGCGATCCAGCCGCCCGCAGCCAACGGCTAGTGTCGGCGGTCGTTCAACCGGCCGATCGGTACGTAGAGGCGGCGAAGGAGAGGTCCCGCCGCCTCAGTTGGATTCGAGCGCACCCCAAAGAGCTACGCGCGCTCAAGCGGTACTACCGCACGCACATCGCGGACATGATCAACGACTGGGGGCTGACGGTTGATCCGCGCAACGTCGGCCGCGAAGCCCCGGTGGTGCTGCCATTCCTGCTCGATCCCCGGCAGCGCGAGTGGTGCGACTTCACCTTCGATATGTGGCAGCGCCGCCTGTACGGCTGCACGGTCAAGTCGCGAGACGTCGGCGTGTCGTGGCTGATCGTGGCCTTCAGCATCTCGATGGCTGTGCTCTACAAGGACGTCGCGATCGGCTGGGGCTCGTTCAAAAAAGAGAAGGTCGATTGGCGCGGAGACATGGGCTCGATGTTCGAGAAGGGGCGCGCGTACTTCGATGGGATCCCCAGCGAATTCTGCGAAGGCTATGACCCGGCCACCTGCAGCTTCGAGCGCCGGATCTTCGTCCCCAACACTCGATCGAGCATCATCGGAGAGATCGGAGACAACATCGGGCGCGGTGGCCGAACCTCGATCTACTTCGTGGACGAGGCCGCGTATCTCGAACACGACTCGCTGGTGGATGCTGCGCTCTCAAAGAACACGCAGTGCCGGCAAGACGTCTCGTCGGTCCACGGCATGACGAATTCGTTCGCTCAGCGCGCGCACCAGAAGTCGGTGCTCGAAGGCGGGCAGCGGTTCAACTTCCACTGGCGCGAGAACCCGCGATTCACTCAGGAGGACTACGACAAGTTCCTCGAAGCGTGGGGCCCGGTGATCACCGCGCAAGAGTTGGACATGAACTTCCAAGCGTCGGTCGAGGGGATCGTGATCCCCGCGCACTGGTCGTCGGCGTGCGTCGGTGCGGCCGAGAAGCTAAAGCTGAAGGTCACAGGCGAGCTACGCGGAGCGCTCGATGTGGCCGATCAGGGCCGCGACAAGAACGCGCTGGCGATCGTTCACGGCTTCCAGCTGGAACACCTCGAACAGTGGAGCGGCAAGGGGAGCGACCCGTACGCGACGACCGAGTGGGCGTTCCTCGGCTGCGACAACCTGAAGGTGCGACGGCTGCGCTACGACGCTGACGGCGTCGGCGCGGACGTGCGTGGTGCAGCGCGCAAGATCAACGAGACCCGCAACCCGGCATTCCTGATCGCGGTCGAAGCCTTCCGTGGCTCAGCGTCGGTGTTCGAGCCCCGGCGCGAGATGGTCGAGGGTCGAAAGAACGAGGACTTCTTTCTCAACTTCAAAGCGCAATCGTGGTGGTGGCTGCGGCTGTGCATCTACAACACATGGCGAGCGGTCAGCGGCCTGAGCTACAAGGCCGATATGCTCGTCTCGTTCAATCCGCGCCTAGCCGAGCTCCCGAAGCTACTGGTGGAACTGTCACAGCCGACGTACACGCAGACCACTGCCGGGAAGCTGCTGATCAACAAAGCCCCGGATGGCACCCCGTCGCCCAATCTGGCCGACGCCGTGATGATGGCGTACGCTCCCCGCCGTGGCCCGATGCTGATCACCGACGAATTGCTTGAGGAGATCTAATGGACTGGCGGAAATGGTTTCGGCGTAAGACACCCACGACCCCGACGACCCCAGCCCCGCGAGTCGATCAGCGACCGAAGCGCCACGCGCTCGCGATCCCGGATGGGCTGACTATTCCGACACAGCCCGACCCCTACCGACACCCGCTCACACTGCCGAAGATCCCCGAAGCGGTGCGCGGCAGCGAGCCGGGGATGGCGATGGACGATGCGCCCGGAGGTGGACCGGGCGGGCCGTTCGGATTCCTGAACACCGCCGCAGGGCTCGGCGCGTTCGGTCTCTACTTCCCCGGCTACCCGTTTCTCGCTGAGCTAGCGCAGCGCAGCGAGTTCCGTCAGCCGACTGAGACCACGGCGAAGGAAATGACGCGCAAGTGGATCGCGCTCAAATCCAAGTCGAAGGCCAACAAGGGCGACGCGATCAAAGACCTCGAAGACGACCTGCGCAAGTACAAGATTCAGGCGCTCTTCCGGAAGGTGACCGAGCTAGACGGCTTCTACGGGCTCGGCTTCATCTACATCGATGTCGATAGCGGCATGCCCTCCGATCCGCTGATGATTGACGAGAAGACGATCGCGAAGGGTTCGCTGCGAGGCTTCACGACGATCGAGCCGATGTGGACCACGCCGCTCGTGTGGAACAGCACCGACCCGACGAAGCCGAACTTCTACAAGCCCGATTCGTGGATGGTGCTCGGGCGCAAGACCGACGCGACGCGACTGCTGCGCTTCGTCTCGAGGGAAGTGCCGGACATCATCAAGCCGGCCTATAACTTCGGCGGAATCTCGCTCACGCAGCTGATCCAGCCGTACGTGGATCGCTGGCTCAAGACGGTCGATAGCGTCAATAAACTCATCTCGAACTTCTCGATCATTTTCCTGCAGACCGATATGGATGCGCTCCTGCAGGGCAGCGTGAACGGAGCGGGCTCGAACGCACTGCTGCAGCGGATCAAGCTGTTCCTGCAGACGCGCGATAACCAAGGGCTGTTCCTGACCGACAAGGAACGCGAGATGCTGTACCAGCTTGCGGTCCCGCTCTCGGGGCTCAGCGAGCTACAGGCGCAAGCGCAGGAGCACATGGCAGCGCCGACGCACCTCCCGCTGGTGGTGCTGACCGGCATCACGCCCGCCGGGCTGAATGCGTCGAGCGATTCCGAGATCGAGGTGTTCCACGACTGGATCAACTCGTCGCAGGAGCAGCTGTATACGGACCACCTCACGAAGGTGCTCCACGTACTGATGCTCAACCGGCACGGCAAGATCGACGACGACATCGTGTTCGACTACGTGCCGCTGAAACAGCTGACGGGCGAAGCGCTCTCGCGGGTCAAAAAGACGCAGAGCGAGATGGACGTCGGCTACATCGATGCCGGTGTGGTGCTCCCGGAGGAAGTGCGCGATCGCGTGGCGACCGACCCGGATTCGGGCTACGACAACCTTTCGAGCGAGATGCCGGAAGAGCTAACCGAAGCGAACGAGGCGCCGACGCCCGAAGAACTCGCTGCGGCTGCAGCTGCCGGTGGAGATCCCGACGACGATGGCGAAGTCGGGAAGGGCGAGGGCGACCACGTTGACGAGGAGGACGAATGAGCGGGCGCGAAGTACTAGCTGAATTCCGTCTCACGTTCGATCGTCGGATCCCCACTCACCCGTGGCGGATCGTGATCGAGCGAGTTAGCCGCTGGCGTTTGGAAGTGTGCTGGTGCCGCGATCCGGACTATGCCGGGCGCCGATTCCACGTCGTCTTGCGCCGCAGGGATGGAGGGATCGGGCGGCTGCTGTGGAGGACATGGCATTGATCACTCCACGCCGCTTCGGTAAGACGCTCGTACGCGGGCGCACTGGTCTGACCGTTCCGCACCCGCCGCAGGTCATGCCCGATCAGCGGCGCCAGCAGGAGGGCCGACCTCCCGCGCAGGCAGCGCCGCGAGCGCAGGGTCCGGGGATCCTCAACCGCGATGCGCAGGTGCCCGTGTTCTCGTGGGACGACTACGCGAAGCGCCGGCCCTCGTGGGACGCCTACACCAGCACGGTGAATGACGGATGCCTCGAACCGGGTGACTGCGCGTTCGGCACCGTCGCGGGAGTCGATGCCAAAGACCTGCGCGTGATGTGGCTCGCGCTGCCCACCGCCAACGGCAAGGTCAGCGAGGGGTGCATCGACATCGTGCCGCCCGGTGGTCATCCGCCGCCGAAAGCACGCCCGCGCTGGGACTGGAACGGCAGCGAGACCTCGCCCACGCTCTCGCCCTCGATCCGCCACGCCGATGCGGGGAGCCCGTGGTACTGGCACGGCTTCCTGCGCGAGGGCTGGCTGCGCGGCTGCGCTGGCGAACGCGCGCCCGCGTGACCCCGGTCTACCAGACAGCGTTCGGAGCGAAGCGCGGAGACTGCATGCGCGCGGCGGTCGCGTCGGTGCTGAACCTGTCAGCCAATGACGTGCCGGACTTCGGGAACCTCAAGGGCGATCCGTACACCCGCATGCGCGTGTTCTTTGAACGGCGCGGCTACAAGTTGGAGCGCGGGCGCGCGCCGGCCGGGCGCTACTACTTCGAGACCGGCACCAGCACGCAGGGCCACGAGCACATGGTCGTGATGGCGAACGGCAAGCTGGTCCACGATCCGAATCCGGGTGGGCGCGGACTGGTGAGCACCAGCGGAGCGCTGTGGTTCCGCCCGCTCAACCCGATCGCGGTGGATGCGAAGCCGAAGCCGCAGGACGGCGAAGTGCTGATGCGCCCGGTTCTACCCAACGCGGCCGTTCGCGCGTGGTATCGGGATCAGCTGCAGTGCCTCGCGCGCCGCATGGCCGAGGACATCCTGCGCAAGATGAAGGCGGCGTACCGCCCCGCGAGCGAGCGGCTTGCGATGGACGATGATCCGATCGTGCTGCTGAGGCGCGTCATGCGGAAGTGGGGCCGCACGTGGACCAAGCGCTTTGACGAGATGAGCGACGACATCGCGGCCAGCTTCGCCGGGAAACAGCGCCGCTACACCGACGCTGCGATCAAAAAGCGGATGAAGGACGCCGGCTTCACGGTCTCGTTTCGCCCGACGCCGCGACAGATCAGCGCGTACCGCGCAGTGGTAGCCGAGAACGTGGGCCTGATTCGATCGATCCCTCGCGACTTCCACAAGGACATAGAGTCGGCAGTGTGGCAATCGGTGCAGCGAGGCGGCGATATGTCGGCGCTCTCGATCACGATCCGAAAGAAGTACGGGGTCACGTACCGGCGCGCGGCGCTGATTGCTCGCGATCAGGTGCAGAAGTCTCGATCGACCTTCGAGCAGACGCGCCGCGCTGAGCTAGGGCTGACCGAGGGCATCTGGCAGCACTCGCACGCGGGAAAGAAACCGCGACCGACTCACCTCGCGATGAACGGCAAGCGCTTCGTTCTGGCCGAGGGATTCTACGATTCGGCTGAGGGGCGCAAGGTGCAGCCGGGCGAACTGATCAATTGCCGGTGCTCGTCGCGAGCGATCATTCCGGGGCGATTCGCGCCGAAGTGATTGGGGTCGAGGGGAAGAGCGGGACTTTTAGCAGCCGTTCCCGTGAGGATCAAGCGTCCAAAAAGATTTGATCCTTGCGCGGCGCTCTGGTTTGCTCTCGCCCCGAAGTTTCTGAGCTACCCCCTCAGGACGAGCCAAGTGTGAAGTTACCCCATGTTGGAACTCAGCGGTCGGACGCAACGGAGACAGTCGGTTCTCCTCGCGTTCGACCGTTCTTTGCGCTCGATCGATGCCGACGGGCACATGCGCGTGGAAGAGTCGCGCATCTCCAAAGCGAACATCTGCCCGTACAAGGGAAGGGAGATTCCGAACTGGCAGGCGTTGGGGCTCGATCCCGAGCGCACGTACCAGCTGTTCCGGGATCCGGCCGAGTTGGAGAAGGCTGCGCCGACGTTCTCGGGCAAGCCGCTGCTGGTCAAGCACGTACCGGTCACAGCCGAGGAGCCCCAGAAGGATCTGGTCGTCGGCTCGCTGGGGCAGGTGGTGTGGGAAGCACCGTATCTCGTCACGCGCCCGCTGACCGTGTGGACAGCCGAGGCCATCAAGCTGATCGAGTCAGCTGCCCAGCGCGAACTGTCGTCGGCCTATCGGTACGACGCGGAGATGACGCCGGGCGCGTGGGGCGGCAAGCCGTATGACGGCCGCATGGTCAACATTCGCGGCAACCACACCGCGATCGTTTCAGAGGGGCGCGTCGGACCTGACGTCCACGTCGCTGACGAAAAACCACCGGAGTTCCGCCGCATGAAGACCCTTGCCTCCAAAATCGCCGCTGTGCTCTCGCGCGCCCTGCCCGCTGGTTTCGACGCTCGCCCGCTCGCGATCGCCCTCGATGGCTCGCTCGGTGAGGTCCCGGCCGAGTCGGTGATCTCGCTCGATGCGTCCGAGATGAAGGCCTGCGAGGACGCGGCCCTCGAGGAGAAGCGGAAGGAGCAGGGTGCCGACGCGGAATTGGACGACGACGACCGCGAGAAGGCGTACGAGAAAGCGCGCGATCGGAAGGCCAAGGACAAGAAGGCCAAAGACGCGAAGGCCGCGAAGGACGCCAAGGCCAAAGACGCGAAGGCGAAAGACGCCGCTGCGCTCGACGCTGCCGCTCGCGACAAGGCGCTGGACGAGCGCGAAGCCGCGATGGATGAGCGCGAAGAGGCAATGGACGCCGAGAAGGACGACGAGGAGGCGCGGGACCGTAAGACCGCTCGCGACTCCCGGAAGGCCGCGCGTGATGCGCGAGCGAAGGATGGCCGCGCGTCGGATGCGCTGGCCGACCCCACTGACCACCGCCGCGACTTCCGGTCGGGCGACAGCCGAGCGGAGGATGCCGTGACGAAGGATGAACTGGACGCGCAGATCAAGGCCGAGCGCCAGCGCTCGACGGATGCGGCGATCGCCCGCGAGAAGGTGCGCCCGATCATCGGCGTCGTGTCGCTCGCGGTTGACAGCGCGCCGGAGATCTACCGCCTCGCGCTGAAGCATGCCGGGGTCAAGCACGAAGGCGTGCACGACACCGCGCTCGGCGCGCTCGTGGACATGGCCGTGCAGACGAAGCAGCGGCCGACGACCGCCGCGCCCTCGATCGCGCAGGACGCGGCAGCTGCGAAGCTGACCGACATCGACGCGATTTTCAAAGTCGCCTGATCGCACGCGACTGATCCTTTCAAGTAACGGGAGCCCGCCCACATGCTCAGCAACTTCATCCGCCGCCTGCTCCGGGGCGATGCCTCGGCCCTGATCGCGGGTCCCCTCGCCCTGATGGCGGGCCCCGGTTCCGGCGACGGCTTCCAGTCGTTCGTCAACAACGCACTGCCGCCGGGCGTGCTCGGTGACTACGCTGGCGCGAACATTCGCGCGAACGTGGTCGGCGGCTCCTTCGGCTACACGGCGGTTCCGGCGGGCGTGCTCGTCGGTGACGGCGGCTGGGCGGATCCGGTGACGAAGCAGGTGTCCAACTACTTCAAGCCGAACGCGTTCGCGGGCTTCGTGCACCGCGATGGTCAGGCGGTCATCACGAACTTCCTCGGGATCTCGACGCTTACGATCCTGAGCGGCATGGCCGTCACGCTGATGGCGCAGGGCGACTTCTGGGGCCTGTTCGCCTCGGGCGCGACCGCCGGTCAGAAGGTGTACTTCGACCCCCTGTTCGGCGCGCTCTCGGGCAACGCCACGGGCCAGTCGGTCGTCGGTGCGAACACCGGCTCCTCGATCACCTCCGGCGTGCTGACCACGACCGATGCGGATCAGAGCGGCAGCGCGCTCGCGGTCGGCCAGATCATCACGGGCGCGGGCATCCCGGCCGGTACGTACATCGCGAGCGCGGCGGGCACCGGCTCGGGCACGCACCTCTGGAACCTCGCGAATCTCGATGGGACGGCCATCGCCAACGTCACCACCGAGACCACCGCGAACTACGGTGTGCAGGAATCGCAGTTCTACGTGGCCAGCCCGGTCACGGCGGATGCGACCTTCACCGGCTCGCTCGCTGCGCCGGTCGCGCCCTCGGAGTTCTCGATCCTCACCGTCGCGTCGGGTCTCACGGGCCTGCTGGCTCCGGGACAGTGGCTCTCGGCCACCGGTCTGCCGGGCAGCCTGAACGTGCAGGTCCTCGAGCAGCTGACCGGCGGCACCGTTGGCGGTACCGGCACGTATCTGACGAGCGCGGGCCCGGTGATCACCTCGACCGGCACCTTCGTCGCGACGCAGGGCAAGCTGGGTCGCATTTCCAGCTGGCTGGCGACCTGACCCTAGCCCTACGGCAACGCACTTTCCGGAGTAGACGCAATGCGCACCCTGTACAACCGCCAGATCCTTGCCGACGCCGCTCGCGCGGGTCACCAGCCGGCGATCTTCCAGAAGCTGAAGGCCGAGCACGGCATCGCGTTCGACGCCTCGCGCGCCGACGCAACGCCGTCGCCGTTGCTTCGCTTCGTGGACATGCCGGAGCGAGGCGCACCGATCGCGCTCGACGGTCTGCCGCTGGCGATGGACGCCCCGCCGAGCTACGTGCAGAGCGAGCTCGTCACGGTCGGCAACGCGGGCATTCCGTGGTTCCTCGCGAACTGGGTGGACCCCAAGGTCATCGCCATCCTCGTCTCTCCGATGATGGCCGCCGTCATCGCGGGCGAGTCGCTGAAGGGTGACTGGCTCACCGAGACCGCGATGTTCATGACGGCCGAGGCGGTCGGTGACACCTCGGCGTACGGCGACTACTCGAACAGCGGGTCGTCCAACGTCAACGTCAATTTCCCGCAGCGGCAGAACTTCCTGTTCCAGTCGTTCCTGCAGTACGGCCAGCGGGAAGTGGGTCGCTACGGTCTCGCGAAGCTCGATTGGGTCAGCCAGCAGCAGCAGGCGAACGTGCTCGCGCTCGCGAAGGCGCTGAACTTCAGCTACTTCTACGGCGTCGCGAACCTGCAGAACTACGGGCTGATCAACGACCCGTACCTGCCGCCGTCGCTCACGCCGACCTTCTCGTGGCTCACCAGCGCGAGCGCCACGGCGAACACCATCTATCAGGACGTGGTCCGGATGGTCACGCAGCTGATGCAGCAGTCGCAGGGCACCGTCCGCATGGACGACAAGATGGTGCTGGCGATGTCGCCGCAGAACGCGACCGCGCTGACGCAGGTCACGCTCTACAACACGAATTCGGTGAAGGAACTGCTGAAGCAGAACTACCCGAATCTGCGGATCGAGACCGCGCCCGAGTACGGCCCCCCGTACAACGCGGCCGGCCAGCTGGTGCAGCTGATCGTGGAGGAGATCGAGGGCCATCGGACCGTGGAGTGCGCATTTAGCTCGAAGCTGATGGCGCACAACATGGTGGTCGACTCGTCGTCGTGGAAGCAGAAGCGTTCCAGCGGCGGCTTCGGCACCGTGTGGTACCGCCGGTTCCTTCAGGTCTCGATGCTCGGCTGATCCGAGCCGTGCGTCCGAACCTGTGCGCTGGGGCTCAACACCGGGGAAGCTAGAAGGCGCTGGCACGCCCTTCAACTGGCCAGCGGCGATCGGATACGGTCGCCAGCCTTACGCTTCGATGGTGTCCGGCCCCGGCGCGCTCGCCGCCGGCCCCGATGGTGTCCAGATGGGCATCTTCGGGTGGGCGGATCCAGTCACAGGTCAGGTTACGAACGTGCGGAGCGACGGAGCGCTGCTCGGCTTCGTGCTCCCCGTGATCGGCATGTGGAACTGGCAGCGCACCACGCCGACGCCTGCGGGCGCTCCGGTGCGCGGTCTGATCCTTCGAGCCGGGATGGGTGTCGTGGTCGCCACGGCCGGCGACTTCAAGACGGTGTTCCCCTTCGGTGGCCAAGCCGGCCAGCGCGTTTTCACTGATCCCGCGACTGGCGTACCCTACGCCGGGAATCCCGGCGGGTTGGTGGCTACGCCGTGGACGCTGATGGAGACGGGGTGCAGCTGCAATGCACACCTGCGGATCTCCACCTTCTCCAAGCCGCTGAATTAGGGGACACACACATGGCCGAAGCTCAACGTATCGCGAAGCCGGAGATCCCCGATCCCACGAAGTCAGCTGACGTCGTGATGGTCGGGTGCAAGCTCTCGAACGGCTTCTGGATGGAGATCATCACGCCGGGCGAACTGCGGCAGCCGATGCCGACCGGTCGCCGGATCGAGATCAAGGGCGCGAACTCGCTGCGCCCGGACAAGCGCGCATCGATGGGCCAGCACCCGTATGCGCTGACGCCTGTGCCGCGCGACTTCTGGGAAGCGTGGTTGAAGGCGAATCACGACCTCGAATTCGTCAAGCGCGGCTTCGTCTTCGCGGAGACCTCCACGGCTCGCGCGCAGGACGTGGCGACGGAGCGCGTGGCAGAGCGCACCGGCATGGAAGCGCTCGCGCCGGAGAAGGATCCGCGCGTGAAACAGATCGGCAAGCTGGGTGGCGCGGACGTCGAGGGCGACGCCGAGTCGTTCCAGCGCGCCACGCAGAACCCGGCTTAGGGAGGGCACTTGGGCATCGACGCTTGCGCCGCTACGCCGATCACACCGGGAGTCGTCACGTTCGACGCTACGGTGTTCAAGGATGCGTGGCCGGCGTTTACGTCGGTGCCCGATCCCGTGCTCGTGATGAATTTCGAGTACGCGACGCTCCTGCTCGCGAACTCGTGCTGCGGCCTCGTGAAGGACGCGCCGACGCGCGCTGCGCTCTACGATCTCGTGGTGGCGCACATCACCGCCCTACTCAACGGCGTCAACGGACAGCCGGGGCAGGGCATCGTCGGTCGCATCTCGAACGCCACGGAAGGCTCGGTGTCGGTCTCCGCAGAGTTCCAAGCGCAGAGCGAGAGCGCTGCGTGGTGGAATCAGACTCAGTACGGCGCGATGTACTGGCGCGCCACGGCGCAGTACCGCACGGCGACCTACTTCCCCCCGGCCTGCGCAGCTGCGCCGTCGCCGTGGGATGCGTGGCCGCAGTGAGCGGCATGAAGCTAGGCCTGAAGGGCGGCGCGCGGATGCGCCTGTTCCTCGAAGCGCTCGCGGCGAAGACGGGCGCAGCCTCTGGCGTGCGCGTGGGCTTCCTCGAAAACGCGACGTACCCTGCGACGCCGACGCGATCGCAGCTGCACGTTGCGCAGGTCGCCTTCTGGAATGAGTTCGGCACCGTGACCGCGCCGGCGCGCCCGTTCTTTCGCGGGATGATCCGCGAGAATCAGGAACACTGGGGCGACGATCTCGGTGGCTACCTCAAGGCGAACGACTTCGATTCCGATCAGGCTTTCGGCCTCATGGGAGTCGAGATCAAGGACTCGCTTACGAACAAAATCGCGACGTGGCCGGCCGATAACGCCGAGTCCACTGCGAAGCGGAAGGGCTTTAATCACGGCCTCGTGGATTCGAGCGTGATGCAGAACTCGACCGGCTTCGAGGTCCTGTCGTGAGCCTGAACCTCCACGCCACGGTGCGCGGCGCGATCCAGTCCGTGAATGCGGACATCACGGCTGCCTATCTCGCGTCGAGCGGGTATGCCGCCAACCCTTCGGGTCGGCAGATCCCTGCGTACGCTGCGCCGGTCAACGTGCCGATTCAGGCGCAGCCGCCGAGCGGGCGCGATCTCCGCCACATGGAGATGCTGAACATTCAGGGGACCACGCGCGTCGTGTTCCTCTACTCGGACCCCTCGGCCATCAACCGGGTCAACGTCAAGGGCGGCGACCTGCTGCAGTTCCCGCAGTGGGGAGGCGCGCCGGTCGATAACTGGTTGGTGGTTCGCATCGATGAGGCGTGGGACGTCGGCACGAATGGCGCTCCCTCGAGCGAGCTACCCACGCCGCCGCCATCGGTCAGCGGGTGGACGAAGCTGTACGTCGTGCTGCAGGTGGACCGGCCATGAGTCTCGCCGTCGTCCCCACCCTGCAGAACGTCTACGCGCCGATCGTCGCCTTCATCATCAGCGTGACCGGGCTCGCGGATACGCAGGTCATTCAGGGGATCCAGAACCGCGCGCCGATGCCGGAGCCGAACTTCATCGTGGTGCAGGCGCTCTTCCGGCACCGCAACATCACGAACATCGACATCCCGGACGAACTCACGGAGCCGCCTGTGACGGCCGGCATCCAAGAGGGCGTCGAGCTAACGGTCCAGATCGATTGCTACGGGCTCAGCGGTTGCGATTGGGCCAACATGCTCAGCGCCACGCTTCGAGACGAGTACGGCTGCACCGCGCTGGCAGCGCTCGGCGCAGCAATGACCCCACCGTTTGAACTGCAGCCGTTGTACGCTGACGACGCTCGGATGATTCCGCTGGTCGATGGCGAGGAACAGTACGAGGAGCGCTGGTCGGTGGACGCACGCTTCCAGATCAATCCGCTGACCACGATCCCGCAGCAGTACGCCGACGTGGCCAAGCTCACCATGATCAACGTCGAAGAGGCCTACCCCGCATGAACCCTTCAATCCCGGCCGCAGTATTCGTAGACGTCATTCCGTCCGTGCTTCAGGCCGGAGCGGCGGACCTCGCGATGAACGCGGTGTTCCTCGACAACTCGGGCGACACGTCGGTCCCGATCGGCACGCTGAAGCAGTTCGGCTCAGCGGCGGATGTCGCAGCGTGGTTCGGCTCGGCGTCAGTGGAAGCGGCGCTCGCGTCGGTCTACTTCGCCGGCTACAACGGCGCCACTCGAATCCCCTCGGCGCTCTACTTCGCGCAGTACAACACTGCGGCGGTGGGCGCATACCTGCGCGGCGAGACGAACACGAAGTCGCTGACGCAGATTCAGGCGCTCAGCGGGACCATCACCATCGTGGTCGACGGCGATGCGCTCGTCACGCCGAGCATCAACCTCTCGGGCGCGACGTCGTTCTCGAACGCTGCGGCGCTGGTGCAGGCCGGCCTGCAGAGCACCGGCAACGTCTTCGTCGGTGTGGGCTCGCAGGCGACCAACGTCCTGACGATCGCGTCTACCTCCTCGGGCCACCTGAAGGTGGGCGATACGGTCACGGGCGCGGGCGTGTTCGGTGGCTCCGCCACGATCACCGCGTTCGGCACCTACACGGTGCTCGCGGGCACCGGCACGGTGACGGTCTCGACCAGCGGCACGCAGGGCTCGGGCGCGGTCGATGTCACCAGCACCGCGACCTGCACCTACGACTCGCAGCGGCAGGCTTTCGTGATCGCGTCCGCGACCACGGGCGCCAGCAGCACGATCGGCTTCCCGGCGGTCGATTCGCTGACCACGGGCCTCGGGCTCACGGCAGCTGCCGGCGCGGTGCTCTCGCAGGGCGCAGCTGCAGCAGTCCCGGCCGCGCTGATGAACTCGCTGATCGGTCTCTCGACCGACTGGGCGACCTTCACGACGGTCGTGGACCCGGATGGCGGCGCGGCGGGCGGGCCGATCAAGCTCGCCTTCGCGACGTGGAACGCGGGCCAGCACGACTCGTACATGTACGTCGCGTACGACTCGGACCCGGCGGCAGCGAACGGCTCGGACGGCGCCTGCTTCGGTGTGCTGGTCGATGCGCTCGACGGCACGTTCCCCGTGTGGAGCGCTTCGCAGGGCCCCTCGGTCGCTGCCTTCGTCTGCGGCATCACGGCCGCGATCAACTTCGCGCAGCCGGGCGGTCGCACCGACTTCGCATATCGCGCGAGCCCGGTGGTGACGCCGGACGTCAACAGTCAGGCGATCTACGAGAGCCTGATCAGCAACAACTACAACGCGTACTGCGCGGTCGCGACTCGCACCGCCGCGTTCCAGTGGTTGCAGCCCGGCTCGATCTCGGGCTCGTGGGAGTTCGCGGACAGCTACGTGAACCAGATCTTTTGGAACGCGCGCTTCCAGAATGACTTCGCGGAATTGCTCTCGCAGGTTCCGTCGATCCCGTACACGCAGGCGGGCTACAACCAGATCCGTCAGTCGCTCGCGGCTGACATTCAGGCGATGGGCCAGTTCGGCGCGTGGCGCTCGGGCGTCGAACTCTCGGGATCTCAGGAGGTGGCGGTCAACACCGCTGCCGGCCTGAACATCGCGAGCACGCTGCAGTCGCAGGGCTGGTACCTGCAGATCCTCGATCCCGGTCCGACCGTGCGCGCTGCGCGCGGCTCGCCGACCACCACCTTCTGGTACACGGACGGGCAGTCCATCCAGCAGATCATCATGGCTTCCATCGACGTCGAGTAACGCAACATGACCACACTGACCTCTGCGAATGCCAAGATCGCCCTGTCGGTGCCGGGCGTGTTCCCCGTGCCGGTGCCGCTGCAGGGCTTCGCCACCGACGACGCTTTCGACACCGAGAACGTCGCACCGAACGAGACGCTGATGGGCGTCGATGGGAAGCTGTCGGGCGGTTACACGCCGTACCCGGTCAAGCTCAAGATCGTGCTGCAGGCCAACTCGCCGTCCAACATTTTCATGGACCAGTGGCGGCAGGCGATGGATCAGGCGACCGATGCCTTCCCCTGCAATCTGTCGATCGTCGCGCCCTCGCTGGGGAAGGTGTTCACCTTCACCAACGGGTTCCTGACGGGCGACATGCCGACTCCGCCGGGAAAAAAGATTTTCCAGCCGCAGACCTACGAGCTAACCTTCGAGTCGGTCACCTCCGCACCGGTCTGATAGGTCGCATGAATGGGACGCAAAACCAAAACGGTCGTCATCACGGAAGAGGGGCGGGACAAGGGCAAAACCTTCCTGCTCACCGAGATGCCGGCCGTTCGCGCAGAGCGCTGGGCGAGTCGCGTGCTCGCTCTCATGGTCAAGTCCGGTGCGACAGTCACGCCCGAAGCAGCCGACGCTGGCATGCAGGGGCTCGCTGCGACGATGCCCGCATCCGGCTCCGCGATCACGGCATCCGAAGCGTCCACGATGATCACTGCGTTGCAGGACCCGTCGCTCGAGGACTGGTGGACGTGCGTGCAGTACGTGCATGCGCCGGGGCAGCCGCCGATGGCGATCGATCTTGGCGACGCGTGTCCGATCGAGGAGATCGCGACGATCACGCACCTGCGGATGGAGGTGCTGGGTCTCCATGTGGATTTTTTTTCGAACGGAAAGCCATCGACTTCGGCGTCGCCTTCGCCGGGAACAATCCACACGGGCTCAAGACCTACGCGAATGTCGCGGCCTCGATTGGCGCGGTAGTCTCTTCCGGCCTTGCCACCCTCACTGAGCTAGATACCGTCTATGGCGTGAACGACCTTTACGACCTGATCGAAGTCGTGATGGTCGATGCCTACAATCGCCAGCGCTTAGAGGAGGCGTCTCGCAATGGCCGGTAGCGTGATCGACAGCCTCGTCGTAACCCTCGGGCTCGACAACAAAGCGTTCGCTGAAGGCGTCAAGGGCTCGACGGATCAGCTGGCGGGATTCACGAAGCGACTCGCCGGCATGTTCATTGCCGTGCGCGGGATCGAAGACGTCGTGGGGTACTTCAAAGACCTCCACGCGCAGCTGGCCGAGATCGGCTTCACCTCGCGGAACCTCGGCGTAGCCGGAACCGAGCTCAAGCGTCTCGGAGAGGTCAGCGAACTCTTCGGCGGGCAGATGCAGGATGCGGCCGACTCGGTGTCGCAGCTGCAGTCGTCGGTCTACAACCTGCGCTACAAAGGCCAGCTGTCCGAGTCGCTGATGATGTTGCAGCGGTTCGGCGTCGCGTATCTCACCGCGAACGGCCACGCGCGCGAGTTCAAGGACGTGGCGCTCGACGCATCGAAGGCGATCGAGCGACAGGCCAAAGCCACCGGCATGACGAAGGGCGAGCGCTACCAGATGGCGCTCTCGTTCGGGTTCACGGGTGGCATCGCGTCGGCGGTCGCGCAGGGCGGGAAGGGCCTGCAGGACGCGATGGCGAAGGCGAAGGTCGACCAGCGCGCGCTGACCGAGAAGACGATCGAGGGGCAGGTCAAGCTCGATCAGTCCCTCACGCGCCTCAAGGAGGTCACGGCCGCGCAATCGTCGGCGGTGCTCGCGACGCTCACCCCCGCGATCGAGCGCTTGGCCGGGTGGATGCGCCAGCTGGTGAACGAACTCCTCCCGAAGCTAGTGAAGGCGATCGAGAGCGTGATCAATTTCTTTAAGAACCCGCCCGGCTGGATCAAGGACCTGATCCATTTCCTCGGGCCGACCGGCAGCCTCGTGGCCGGGCTCGCGGCGCTGACCTTCGCAATGGGAGCGGGCGGTGCGCTGATCCGCATGATCGGCTCGCTGGTCGCTGCGCTCGCGCTCTCCCCCCTGAATGCCGGTAAGGCGATCGCGCCGCTCCTCGGGAAGCTGGGCGGGCTCGGGCTCGCTGCGCTGGCCGGGTACGAGGGCGGAAAGCTGCTGACGGACACCCTGCCTAAGATGCTCGGCGCCAAGCAGGGCCTCGGGGACTGGCTCGGGAGCACCATCTCGGAAGCGTTCGGGGTGGGCGAGAAGGAGGCCCATGCCGGGGAAGGCCCGCTACCCGCTCGCGGGCGCATCGTGCGAGCCCCAGCCACGCCTACCGCCCCTCGGCCGGGGTCAGCAGCCCAGCAGGCCGGCGCGCCCGGCCCCGGCGGTCCTACGGCGTCCAATGGCGGTACGAGCGTCCAGATCGATTCCATGACCATCAACACCCGAGCGACGGATGCCGACTCGATCGCCGGGGATATGCATGGTGCGCTGCGGCGGAAACTGCTGGTGGCGAACGCTGACGGAGGGGTCAGCTGATGGCCGGCCCATTCATCCCCGGTATTCCCCAGCTGCCGCCCTCGGCCGCGCTCCCGGTCGTCGCGGCGATCGCGAGCGAGGCCATCGCAGCGCTTCTGTGGAAGGCGTCGAAGTCGCCTCCGTCGTGGGGCGTGTTCGATGCGGCCGGGAATCAGGTCCTCTTCCCCGACTCGGTGCTCGAATTCAGCCGGCGTCAGGAGTACGAAATCTCTAGCTACCCGGTCCAGTCGGGCAGCTTCGCCAACTACAACAAGGTGGTTCGGCCGTTCGAGATCCTGATGCGGTTCTCGAAGTCGGGCACGCTCAGCGAGCGCGCGGACTTCCTCTCCGATATTGACGACCTCGTAAAATCGACGCTCCTGTACACCGTCGTCACGCCGGAGGCGATCTACAAGAGCGTGAACGCGGAGCGGCAAGAGGTCAGCCGGCGCGGAGCGAAGGGCGCGTACTTCCTCACCGAAGTGGACGTCTACTTCATCCAGATCATCGAGGTGCAGGCGCAGTACACGACGACCGCTGTGCAGCTTCCGAACTCGTCGGATCCCGCCGGGCTCCCGCCCGAGAGCGTCGGCATCGTGCAGCCGCAAGCCGCTTCGTCGCAGATCCAGCAGGACGGCCAGCAAGCGCTCGACACAGCCGCGATCGGCCCGCCGGGATCGTACTGATGCAGACCATCCCACTCGCAGCGGTTCCGGCTCAGAACTTCTCCGTGACGCTCGGAGGGCAAGCGGTCGAGATCGCGCTGTACCTGCTCGGCGCTGGCGCAGCTGCCGCGCTCTACATGGACCTCGTGGCGAACGGCGCTGCGGTGTTCACCGGCCGGATCGTGCGCGCCTTCCCGCCGCTCCCTGAGAACACGCCGCCGTTTATGACGGTCGGTGCGCACTACCTCGGATTCGAGGGCGACTTCCTCTTCATCGACACGCAGGCCACTGCGCTGATCCCGCCCGCTGATCCGCTGCCCGCCGGGCTCGGCACGCGCTGGGTGCTCGTGTACTTCACGCTCGCGGATCTCGAAGCGGCTGGACTGGTGGCTGCGCCGCTATGACCACCAGCTTCGTCAACCGCACCCTGCGGGCCACGCTGATTCTGCCGACCGGTAATTTCCCCGGCACGAATTCCAACACGCTCGTCCTGCAGGGCTTCCGGATGAGCGCGCGGCTACAGGGCGCGGGCAACTTCACGAACTCGCTGGCGCTGCACATCTGGGGCATGCGACAGGCCGATATGAACGCCGTGACGGTGCTCTTCGGTCAGGACGGGAACCCGATCAACATCAACGCGCGCGCGCTGGTGATCCTCGAAGCGAGCGATTCGTCCGGGTTCCTGCAGGTGTTCGAGGGCCAATTCTTTGACGCGCAGCCGGACTATCGATCGCTGCCCGATGTGTCGCTCACGATCAACGCCATGACGGGGATGGGCCAGCAGTACCTCGCAGCGCAGCCGACGAGCATCAACGGCGCGGCCGACGTGCCGGGCATGGCGTCGAAGCTCGCGAGCCAGATGGGGTTCGCGTTCGAGAACAACGGAGTGGAGGGCTCGATCGCCTCGCCGTATCTTGGCGGCACGCTGATGGACCAGTTCCGGCAGCTGGCGAGCGATGCGAACTTCGACTTCTACTTCGACGCGAAGTCGTCGCTGATCATCACGCCGAAGAATCAGCCGCGAAAGGGCAAGAACGCGATCGTGCTCTCACCGACGTCGGGGCTCGTGGGCTACGTGACGCTCAACCGCTTCGGGATCGAACTCGATTGCCTGTGGAACTCCGCGATCGAGAACGGCAGCCCGGTAGAGATCCGCGACTCTGAGGTGCCGGGCACGAACGGGCTGTGGTTCCCGTACAAGTTCACGCACGAGTTGGAAGCGATCAAGCCGGGCGGCCGCTGGTTCTCCCACCTCGAATGCATGCGCTACCCGGCATCGGCGGCAGCATGAGCAGCCCCAACCCGGTAGCGAGTCCGTTCACTGAGCCGACCTCGCGCGCGACCGAATTCCAAATGCTGCAGTTCCTCATCCAGCAGCGGCTTCGGAAGGTGCAGACGGCGATCCTCGTGGAAGCGATCGCTGTGCGTGGTGGCGGGCTCGGCCCGGTCGGCATGATGGACGTGCAGGTGCTTGTGGATCAGGTGGACGGAGCCGGCACGGCGGTCCCTCACGTCACGCTCTACAACCGCCCCTACGTGCGCTGGCAGGGTGGAGCGAACGCGATCATCCTCGATCCGGCGGTGGGCGATATCGGCCTGATGGTCTTCGGCTCGAGGGATTTGTCCTCGGTCATCGCGAGCAAGCAACACGGCCCGCCGCCCTCGGGTCGCATCTTCGGCTACGCCGATGGGCTGTGGGTGGGCGGGATGCTCGGCGCTGAGCCGACCTCGTACCTGCAGTGGCTAGCGGACGGCACGATCAAGGCGACGAGCCCGGTAGAGATCGACATCACCGCGCCCGTTATCAAGCTGACCGGAGGCGGAACGGTGCTGCAGATCGACGCGAGCGGGATCACGCTCGATGGCAAGCTGTGGGAAACGCACACCCACTCGGGCGTCACCACTGGTGGCGGAGACACGGGGCCACCGGTATGAGCGCGCCGTTTTCGACTCTCTATCTCGACGTCGAGGCTTGGGACCTGATCGCGGATGCGAACCACAACATCGCGCTCGCGAAGCCGCCCTACTCGATCACGCAAGACGTCGCGTCGGCGTGCCGCGTGTTCCTCGGAGAGGTGTACTTCGACGACAGTCAGGGCGTGCCGTACCTGCAGGAGATCCTTGGCAAGTCGCCTCCGCTCAACGTGCTGCAGGGCGCGATCGCTGCCGCTGCGCTGACGGTGCCGGACGTCGAGAGCGCCACCTGCGTCGTCTCCGCTTTCATGGGACGACAGGTCGTCGGCCAAGTACAGTTCACCACGTCTGACGGTTCCAGCTTCACGGTGGCCCTATGAGCACGAATGTTCCGCCCATCCAGTGGACCGCCACTGGCCTCGTGGTTCCGACCGAAGCGGCGGTGCTCGCGGGCGTGCTGCAGGACATCAATGCCGCGTTCGGCGGGAACCTCAACCCCGCGCTGAGCACGCCGCAGGGGCAGCTGGCCACCTCGCTCGCGGCTGCGATCTCGAACTGCTACGCGCTCTTTACGAACCTCGTGAATGGAGTCAACCCGGACCTCAACTCCGGCTTCATGCAGGACGCCATCGCGCGGATCTACTTCATCAACCGGATGCCGGGCGCGCCGACGATCGTGCAGTGCGAGTGCATCGGACTGGTCGGAGCGGTGATCCCGGCGGGCGCGCAGGCTCAGGACACGTCGAACAATCTCTACGTCTGCACGGACGGCGGCACCATCCCCTCGGGCGGTACGATCACGCTGCAGTTCCAAAACGTGGTCAACGGCCCGATCCCCTGCCCGGCGAACTCGCTGACGCGGATCTACCAGTCGATTCCCGGCTGGGACTCGATCAACAACTCGGCCGATGGCATCGACGGCACCAACGTCGAAAGCACCTCGTCGTTCGAGTTCCGCCGCGAGCAGTCGGTCGCTGCGAATGCGCACGGGAGCGCGGATGCGATCTACGGCGCGGTCATCGACCTGCCGGGGGTCACCGATGCCTACGTGTTCGAGAACACGACCGGCTCGCCCATCTTCGTCGGCTCCACCAACTTCGAGCTCGTCGCGCACTCCGTGTACGTCGGCGTGATCGGCGGCGTGGCGCAGGACATCGCGAATGCGATTTGGACGAAGAAGGATCTCGGCTGCGATATGAACGGCAACGTGTCGGAGACTGTGGTCGATACGCAGTACTCGTTCCCGCAGCCGAGCTACACCATCAAATTTGAGAACTGCGCGACGAACCCCGCCGCTTATAACTTCACGGTCAACATCGTGGACTCGGCCGCGCTGCCGAGCACGATCGTGCAGGACGTCACGGCTGCGATCACCGCGCAGTTCAACGGGACGCTGCCGGGCTCGCGCCGCGTGCGCATCGGCTCGTTCCTGCTGGCTGCCAACTTCTACGGCCCGGTCGCGAACTGCGAAGGCCCCTCGGTCCCTGTGCAGGTGCTCTCGATCTTTCTCGGCTCCGCCTTCAGCGGTCACGCGACGCTCGTCAATGCATCGGACGTGCTGACCGTCACAGGCGTAACGAGCGGAACCCTGACGCCCGGCACCGTCATCGCTGGCACGGACATCCCTGCAGCCACGCAGATCGTCCAACAGCTGACCGGCGCAGCAGGCGGGATCGGCACCTACCAGATGAGCGCTGAGGCCACCGGCACCGTGGGATCGCCCGAGGTGGTCACCGGCACCGCGACCGCGACCGCGCAGCTGGTCGGAATCGATCAGGCGCCGACGCTCGGAACCGTGACGGTCAACTTGGTGTAGGCCATGAGTCGCGCAGCCACACCGATCGTCCGGCCGAGTGCGAAGTGGGCGCTGCAGCCCACGCCGCAGTCATTCGCGGGGAACGTGCTGACGCAGCCGTTCGCTCAGGGCGTACTGCTGCCGCCGGGAAACAATCTCGCGATCACCGGCCTGTTCTACATCGAGGCCTTCCCGCTCGGCAGCGTGACGCTGGGCGACATCACGATCACGTATGCGGGCCTGCCATGTCAGGTCGCTATCTGCCCGAACAATGCCGCCGGGACGGCGAGCGACGAGCGGCTGCTGGTCGCGGCGGTGTGCTTGCCGGACGTGACGGACGTTTTCACCGGCTCCGATTTCGTAGTGACGATCGGAGGCTCGCCGTCATTCCTGCAGCACTACGGGATGATCGCGTCGGTGTCGATCGACGTGGACCCGTCGTTCAACCTCTCGACGGCGATCCAGCAGAACGCAGGTCAGACTCTCGACCCGGCGCAGTGGACGCTTCTGATGCCAGCGCTCGCGGGCAACGCGGGCGACATGCTGGTGTCGGGCGTCTCAGTGAGCCGGGGCGGCTGGGGTCTCGATACGACCGTGCAATCCCCGTCCGGCTGGGTCTCTGATGCCTTCGCGATCGGCGGTGGCTTGCCGCTCTCGCTCGCTTACCACGAGCTATCGGGCACGGTCAGCGAGACCGCGCTGTGGGGCGTGCCGTCTCCGCACACGATCAACGCGCCGGACGGGATCGCGCTGGAGTGGACCTTCCCGGCTGGCCCGGACTATCCGTGCGACCCGCACTTCGCGGAAGTCGTACTGCTGCTGACGTTCGACGGGCCTGACCTCTCGACCACGGTCCTCGACTCATCGAACTTCGCGCACCCGATGACGGTGAGCGGAATCGCGGCGATCTCAGGCAGCCAACTGCTGTGGGGCGTCGGATCGTTCAACCTGCCGAGCACTGGCACGGCGGATCACAGCTACGTCGCCACGCCGATCGCTGCCTCTTCGCCGCTCGACATCCTCTCGGATGCGTCTGGCGACTTCACGATCGAGGGCTGGTTCTACCTCACGCCGACGAACACCGCGAACCTCGTCATCGTTGACTACGGCGACGACCTCGTGTCCTTCGGCGGGACCAGCGGTATCAAGCTGGTCGCGTCGTCGGTCACGGGCGGCAACTTCCAAGTGCAGCCGACGATTCCGAGTTGGTCGGGTCTCGGTGGCGCGGTCGCTCTCAGCACGTCGGCGTGGCACCACTTCGCGATCACGAGGCAGGGAGCAAACGGGCATCTGTGGCTGGATGGCGTCGAGCAGGGCGTCCATTCATCGAACTGGAATGGCTACGCAGGTCCGCCAGCTGGATCGAGCGCGACATTCGGTTGGAGCGCGACGATCGCGGGCGGGCTGGATCCCGGATTCATTGACGAGATCCGGGTAACGAAGGGCCTCGCGCGCTACACCTCGAACTTCACTCCTCCGGATCAGCCGTTCGGAGAGTCGTGCATCATCGCGGTTCCCGACGTTATCGGTGACACGCTCGCGACTGCGACGAGCACGATCACTGGCGCTGGCTTCGTCCTCGGCAACGTCTCGAACCTCTACAACGCCTCGGTGCCAGTCGGCATCGTGTTCCAGCAGAGTCCCGGCGCTGGCGCGCTCGGGCTCCCCGGCGATCCGGTCAACATCACCCTGTCGCTCGGTGCGCAGTTCGCGGTGGTGCCCGACGTGGTTGGGCTCACGGCGACGGATGCGCGCGCTGCGCTGACCGCTGCGGGCCTCACGGCCGGCGCAGTGACCGGCGTGGTCGACATCGAGATCCCGATCGGCAGCGTCGCGACTCAGGGGATCCCCTTCGGCACGCACGTCCCCTTCGGGACGGCGGTCGATCTCGGCGTGTCGTTCCTCGTCACCGAGTTCGACATCGATGTAACGGTGATCTCGCAGTACGCGAACAGCCCGACGATCCTCGCACTGGTCGAGGACTTCGGTCAGTGGTTCGACCCGGCCGCGAACATCCAAGACTTCTACCTGCAGGTCTGGAACATCGAGACCGCGAGCGGCTTCGGGCTCGACATCTGGGGCCTGATTCTCGGCGTGTCGCGAGTGATCCCGATCCCCGGAAGCTCGGGCGCGTTCGGCTTCGACAACACCGACACGCCGAAGGACTGGCAGAACTTCGGCAACCTGACTCTGCCGACCGCCGGCGGGCCTTTCTTTTCGGGCGAGATCTCGACGGGCTCGTACAGGCTCAGCGACGGGCCCTACCTCACGCTGCTACTGACGAAGGCGTTGGCGAACGTGTGCGCGACCACCGCGCCCGCGCTGAATCGCCTGATCACGAACCTCTTTCCCGGTCGCGGTCGCTGCTACACGCAAGACCTCGGCGGCATGGAGATGGCCTACCATTTCAACTTCACGCTGACGACGATCGAGCTAGCGATCCTCGAATTCTCGGGAGTGCTCGCGCATCCGGCCGGCGTTGGTGTCACCATCAACATCGTCCCGGAGGAACTGTTCGGGTTCCAAGAGGCGGGCGCACTCTCCAAGCCGTTCAACTTCGGCGCTTTCTATAACGGAGCCTGATTCATGGGCGCACCCACTCCTGCATTCATCCCCGAAGCCTTCGCGATCGCAGCGGCAGGCGGCAACATCACGTTCCCGATCCCGGACACTTCGGTGTCCCCGGTCAATGCGGCGTCGTGGCACCTCGGATTCCCTCCGGTAACGATGCAGCCGGAGATCTCGGGTGGCGAGCCGCCGCTCGGTCAGGACTTCAACGGCATCCTGTACACGATGAGCACGCACCTCTTCGCGCTGCAGGCCGGTCAGCCGTACCTGTTTGATTCGGGAGTCGAAGGCGCGATCAGCGGCTACGCAGTCGGCGCGCTGCTGGGCATGGCTGATGGCTCGGGCCTGTGGCTCAACCAGTCGGCCGCGAATGCGACGAACCCGGATAGCGGCGGCGCTGGCTGGGTGCCGGGGATCAGCTACGGCATCGCGGCCGTGAATGCGCTGACCGGCGGCTCGGTCTCGCTCACGCCCGCGCAGTGGCGCAAGCCGATCATCGAGTTCAACGGCGCGCTTACCTCGAACCTGACGATCGTGTTCCCGACGACCACGCAGGAATGGCTGCTCGTCAACAACACGACGGGCTCGCACACGCTGACTGCGAAGACCGCAGGCGGCACGGGCGTCGCGATCCCGCAGGGCGGCGCAGCTGGGCCGACCGGAGTCTGGGGCGATGGGGTCAACATCAACCTGCAGGTGACTCCGCTCTCGGTCGCGATCGACACCGCTGCCACGCCGAACACGCTCGCGGAGCGCGACAACGTGGGCAATCTCTTTGCCCACTACCTCAACTCCAACACGGCGCTCGAGGTCCCAGCGGTCGGAGCCGTCTTCGTGCAGAACGCTGCGGCCGATGGCTACGCGCGCAAGATCTCGCTGGCCAACTTCCTGCTGCAGCTGGAAGTTGGCAAGCGAGAT